CATAGAGGAAGCTTGAGTAAGCAATGTCCAAGTCCTGTCCAGTTTAAGTGAACAAACTGTGCTGCTATGTATTAGACAGGCTGAAGTGTAAACAGAATGCAAAAATCAGCTTGCTCAAGATAAAAAAGGTAGGGATTTCACACAAAAAATATTACCTGATTCGCTGAATTTTACCCGTCATTACTTGGTTTACAGTAAATTCACATGCTCGACCTGCACATCATTCATGGTTAAACCATGTTCTAGCAATGCATTAAAATAATCTTCTACCACACGATATTGATCAGCCGTATTTTCCACCTGATACATGTTCTGGCGAAACTCGTTGCTGGAACGCAAACCTTTGGTGTACCAGGCAATATGTTTACGGGAAATCCGGCAGCCGGAATATTCGCCGTAAAATTCGTATAATTCTGTCAAGTGTCCCAGTAGCACATCTTTCACTTCTGTAATACTTGGTGCATCAAGATGTTGACCGGTTTTTAAATAATGGGCAATTTCACGAAAAATCCAGGGGCGACCTTGTGCTGCACGACCAATCATAATTGCGTCTGCACCGGTATAATCCAGCACGTATTTGGCTTTTTCAGGACTGTCGATATCACCGTTAGCAATCACGGGAATATTCAACATTTCCTTTACGTCTTTGATTAAAGAATAACGTGCGGTATTCAGGTACATGTCTTCACGGGTACGGCCATGTAAAGCCAGTGCCGCAATCCCGGCTTGTTCAGCACGTTTGGCGACCCGCATAATATTTTCCTGACCGTTCAAATAGCCAAGACGGGTTTTTAAGGTCACTGGCACATTAACTGCAGCAACGACAGCATCCAGAATGCGTGCAACTAGATCTTCATCCTGCAATAAAGCAGAACCGGCGAGTCGGTTACAGACCTTCTTGGCTGGGCACCCCATATTAATATCAACAATTTGTGCACCATTGGCCACCTGATAACGTGCCGCTTCAGCCAGATCATGGGGATCTGAACCAGCAATCTGCGCTGAAATCGGTGCCAGCTCTCCATCAAAATTGGCACGATATAAGCTCTTTTTACTCATGCGCAAAGTTTTGTCAGACGTCATCATTTCACTGACCGCATGGCCTGCACCAAAGTATTTGCACAAGGTTCTAAACGGACGGTCGGTCACACCTGCCATCGGGGCGACAAAAATAGGGGAATGCTTTGATTTATCAAACAATTCTTCAATTACTTTGTTTTTACTCAATTTTTACTTTCCCATATTCATAATGATTTTACATGATTCTCAATCATTCTTAACTATTCTTTGCGCCTAATTTGCGCCATAATCATGTTTATGGCGTAAAACTAATTCATGGCGTAAAAAATGGGAACAATTGCAGAACGGACAACAGCTGATGGCAAAGTACGGTACAGGGCTCAAATAAGAATTAACCGTAAAGGATTACCACCTTTTATTAAAACAAGAACCTTTGCTAAAGAGTCACAAGCGAAAGAATGGATAAAGCGACTAGAAGCAGAGATCCTGGTTAACCCCGCTATTCTAAATCCTGAAGCTAAAGTTGTGTCAAAAACTTTAGAACAATTCATTAAGCAGTATCTGACTGAAATCGGTGATGAGTTTGCGGAAACCAAAACTTCAGCATTGAAAAATTTATGTGCGTACGATATTGCTTTTAAGGATGTATACACTCTTTCTCGACAGGATTTTTCATCCTTTGCTATTGAACGACGCAGAGGTAATCCTACAGATCTACTAGATGGCGTAGCACCAGCCACAGTATTAAAAGACTTATCTCATATTTCATCTGTTCTGAATCATGCCGAACTGGTATGGGGTGAAGATGTTGCCCACCCTAGAAATGAGCTATCACACGCATTAATCGGTTTAAAAAAGGCCCGGATTGTCACAAAATCCAAAGAACGTGATCGTTTAATTACCTCAGAAGAATTGCAGATTCTTACTAATCACTTTTATAAAGGCTGGAAGCGAATCCGCAATGCTATTCCAATGCACCTGGTAATGTGGCTGGCCATATATACAGGTCGTCGTGAAGGTGAGCTTTGTGAAATGCGCCTTGAGGATTTTGATAGAAAAAATAATCAGTGGAAGATTCGTGATGTCAAAAACCCGGATGGATCCAAGGGCAATCACAAATATGCCCATTTAGAACCTAAAGCCCTGCAGATCATTGATGAACTACTTGAACCATCAACACGAAAAAGAATGCTTGAGCTTGGATATAGTGATGCCCTTCTACTCCCAGTCAACGTTCAGACAGTCAGTGATTACTTTCGCAGAGCTTGTCGTTTAAACGGGATCGAGGATCTAAGATTCCATGATTTACGCCATGAAGCCGCCACACGTTACGCCGAAGATGGTTTTACTATTCCCCAGCTGCAGACTATTACATTACACTCCTCCTGGAATAGCCTTAAACGTTATGTAAATCTTAAAAAACGTGGCAAACGTCTGGATTATTCAGAAGCCATTCAATATACAAAAATGCAGTATGACGATAACTATTCACAGTTCGCTCTAAAACAACGCTATGTATCTGCTGCTGATATTGCTGATGCAGAAGAAATATATACACAGATTGAAACGCCTGATGTCATCAATACAGAATATACGTTTGTTGGGGAATTATTAGATCAATTTAGAAAGTCTTTTAGACCAACAAAAAGTATTGTTGATACATACAAGCAAAAGTCTAGCATTCAAAATATTTTTGCCTGGAATGATATCCAGCAAAGTTTCGTAGTGCCCTACATTCAAAATGCTTGGGAAAGCTGGTTTAAAGACCATGCTGTCATCTCTTGGGGACAATTGCCGAGTGATGCCACACATTTCAACTTTAGCGGGCTAGATGTGCTAAAAATTGAAAATGACCGTATTTATAAATGGGAAAGCCAAATCAAAACTTGGTTTGATATTAGTAAGTACTACAATGTTGATCACCCTACACTTATTGAGAAGGGTAAATAATGAAAGTATCTGAACTAACGTCTGATCAATTGCGAACTACTCTAGCTACTGCAATGAAAGTAAAAATAGTACCAGTGCTGGACTGGGATCTATGCGGGAAGTTAATTGAGAAAGAAAAAATCAGTTTGGTGCGTTCATATTCAAGATGGACTGCTTTTTATGTCGGTCCACGTACAGATAGCAAAGAGGCTGAGCAAACTGCAGATACAGCTATTGAAGCAATTATTAAATGCTATATTGAAAAAAAATTGGGTAATGATATCTAATTTTAAGTGCCTAAAAAGACAACTTGCGCTTTTCTGCAAGTTAGCTAAATCCTAGTAGAGAAATAAATTTATGCAAAAATTCGACGGTAATATTAAAAATATTCCAGTATTGACTGATGAAAAATTAACACAGCAATTAATCCCAGCTCGTTTTATTCCTGAAACGCCAGATGAACTAAAAGATAAAAATGTTGTTTATATTTTTGACAGCGAAGATTCATTCAATCTAACTTACGATGAGTTAGTCGAAATTGTGAGTAAAGCAAGAATGGCTGGGCCTAAAATGGTGCCAGTATTAGGCACTATCGGTGACTAAATAAGGCACTATAAACCTGTAGTTTTTTATCTGCAATACTGCTTTTATTATTTAGACTCTATGGATTACGCACGATATTACGTAGAGTCATTATTTATATATCAAAATTTTAATTTATGATTTTTAATTAGCTTATGTGAGTGAAATATGACTAAAAATACTGGAAGGGCTTATGAAGAATTTGTTCAATCTCTTTATCAGGCAATCTTAGCCTCTGATATATTAGGCTTTGGAAGTCAAAAAAATATAAATGTCGAAATCAATAAATTTCTAAAAGATAGAAATGGAATAGATAGACAATTTGATATTTATTGGGAATATAGTTTAGGAGGCATTGTTTACCAAACAGTGATTGAGTGTAAAGATTATGAAAGTAAAATATCTATAGAAAAAATTGATTCATTAATTGGAAAACTTAATGATTTTCCTAACTTACGTGGACTATTTGCCACTAAATCAGGGTATCAATCCGGAGCAGATATAAAAGCAAAACAACACAATATTGAACTATTAGTTATAAGACAACAAAATGATGAAGATTGGACAGATAAAAATGGAGAACCTTTAATAAAAGAAATAAATATAAATATGGTTGCTTTACTTCCAGCCCATATTATTAATTTAAATTTATTTTTGCCAGCAGGTTCCCCTTCAATTGAATTCTCTAACCTCTTAAACACAGAAATAATAATTACAGACAATGATAAAGAGATATCGTATTCAGCATATGATTTACAGCATAAACTACATGATGAGCATGAAAATGAATATGGGGAATTTACTAAAGAGTTTAAATTTAATGGATTGGTAACTACCCCTTCTACAACTGCCCCAATCCAGGGTTTTAGAATAACTTACATCTTATCTAAGCCTGCAACACAAGAAATAAATATTGATTTCTCTGAAAAACTTATTGGTGTAGTTGAATACTTACATCAAGGCAGAAAAGCTAAAATTTATGAAGACTTCATAAATATTTTAGAAAGCTGATTTATTCGGTTTTTCTATTTTTTAATTTCAATCTGCCATTTACGTCTGTCTATCCCCAGAAAATCAACCGACGTATTATCCTGACACTCAATGAAGGTTTGGCTTTTACTCGAATTACCTGATCTTTTTGCATATTCTGCCCCACAAAAAAACCCTCAAGATGAGGGTTTCTTAACAGCCTGATTCAAAGCACGTTTTCCTTGAGCGCAGTCAACATACTGCCGTCGGTCTTTCACCCATGCTTTAAGCACATACTCGCCATCGCCCAATTCAATTTCAGGGAGGTCTGGACAGTCCTGTGTCAGATTCGCTGGCAGGTTCCATGCGACCGGCTTCATTGAGGGCTGACACGCCATCAGCATCAAGACACACGTTACGATAAACAGGGCGTTCCGTGATTTTCTCAACTTTGTGGTTAATGACTTCCGTGCGCACATGATCTTGACCTTTAAGTTCTTCATATTGACCACTCACTTTATCAGCGCGGGTACGTTGCACACGTTCCGCATCTACATAAGGTTTAATTGCTTTTGCAATATCGGCTTCACGCTGTGACTCACTACGCTCAAGTGCAAAGTGTTTCCATGCACCAAAGGTAACTGCTAGGGCAAGTAAGGCCAGCAGCACCACTATCACAGCTTTATAGAATTGGGCTAAAAAGGCATCTAGTACCATTTAAATCACCACTCGATTCGAGATCCATCCAAAGAAAAACTGCTCCTGGCTTGGGTTGCGTTCACAAATTTCTATGTAACGATTGCCTTGCAAAATATTTAAGACTTTCAATAAGGTCTTTTCGCCCTCTTTGCCACGTTTGGCCAAGAATGTTTTTAATGCACCTAATGTAGCCGGACCATATACACCATCTGGAACCAAGTCAGGCCAACCGCCTTTACCCTGGTTGTTCAATAGGTTTAAGGCGCGCTGCAAAGTAGGTTTGGCAAAACCAACACCGCAGTTCACGCCTGTATCAAGCAATTCTTCTGCAACCAGTGGACTAAGTGCATTCACCTGGTTAAAACGCGGTACTGTCCAATATTGTTTACGGTAAATATCTCGCGCAAATGATTCAGGTAGATCTTTCATGTGGCCCTTATAACCGTTTTGACGCGCTACAGCTTCGGTAATACCGTACTTTGTTGCTCCGCCTCGATCCGCTGGATTATTTACATAACCACCTTCACGGCGGATGAGTTCATTTAAAAATTGCTCAATATTCATTTCTTCCCATTCCCCCAAATCGCTAAAAATGCCGCTTTAATTTCATGCAGCACTTCGGACATAGGCTTCCCCTGCAGTAACGCAACAGACTGGTAAACGATGCCGATACCAAGCAAGCCAAATACTGCGAAGAACAGCATGATTGCGCCTTGGTACATCGTAGATACGTGGAGTAAGTCGAAGTATTCAATGAAAGCCGAACCACCATATAAACTGACAGTTACACTGGCCATAAACTTGACGATGACATTCAGTGAGACTTCTATCTTTCCGTCTTTATCAATGTCACCACTCAGGACCAGTGCCAAGATTGCACCAACAACTGCGGGTACGATCTTGATGATCCAGGGGATGGTGTTCTCTTGCATAACGCTCTCAATACAAATTCTGATTTATTGATGCATCATTGACTTTTCACAGATAGTTACGCGAACCCTACACAGGAGGATTTAGCTTAAAAATTGCACAGCAAGACGTAAAAGCGGTAAGTAGCCTGTAAGTACAGAACTTATAGAGCGTATTAAATGAAGAAATTTAAAATGACCTGGATGGAACGTGTTGTGGATCATGAGGGTGATACTTTGCACCATGAAGAAAAAAGCCAGATTATCGAAGCCGAAAATGAAGATGCTGCCTGCGACCAGTGGGAAAAAGAAAACGAGCACAATGAATATCAAAATGGTCTAGATGATGTGGTTGAAATCATCGAAACAACGCTTTTTGATAAAAAAATCTTTCTTGATATGCCAGACGGTCTGACCTATGCCGTACCAGTGGAAGTCATTGCGCGTGATCGTGCTGAACACTACAAGAATGAATTCAATGACGATCTGGGTGAAAGCCTGCGTGAAGATACCATCCCGCTATTTTTAGATGATGACTATGAAATTACCGACTGGGCACGCAACAACATGAACTGGTCTGATGTGAAGGATAAAGCCATCACATTGAAGAAAAAAATTGATTCAGATGAATATCAAGAAGTCTGGGTTAATGGCGAAATGAAGATTAAATAGGTGGATTCCAATGATATTAATTCAACGAGACTTATGTGGCATAAGCCTACGAAAGAAATGGGAGTTCGGGGATCGATCCAGATCTGAAATGTGGGTATTAAGTTGTCTGCTGTTTAAGGTCTTTTTTATTAAATCTACCTCCGACTTTCATGACTTCTTCCGTGGATACACAAATCAGCATTTCGACTGGCATCCACAGGTTCGATTAGCTCGAAATAAGGCAGCCAGAAAAGCAGAGCTTGAAAACTACAAGTCATATATGGTTCGAACAAAAGAATGGATGGATCGTCACTCTAAAGTGTGCGATGAAAATTCAAACTTAAGAAACGATATTATTTCGCTTAAGCGTGTAATCAAATTAGTGAATCAAGATAATAAGGAATTAGAATGAAATACTTAATGGTTGGTGGCCCATACGATGGTCAATATGTGGATTTCGACCATGAGCCACACCCAGAATATAAATATAAGAACATGCCGAATCAGCAGGAAGAAGCCAGGATTCGAAACGGTTCCTGGGAAAGTCAGTATGCAACTGTAGAGGCTAAAATGCCGATACCTTTTGCATCCTATCGTTTAATTGATGCAGTTATTCGTTATAGTGAAAAACCAGGTTTAGTCCGAAAAATGAAGCAACTTCCGATTTATATTTATCAAAGTATGCCGCCAAGTATTGAGAAAAATATTGTCCAGGCAATCGTTTTAGCACAAAATTCGGAATGGGAAGCGGTAGAAAAATTTGGTGAAAGCCCTCTTTAGTTTTAAAGAGGTTTTCTTTGACCGTTGCTTGATTAACCAAGAAGAAATCTTGCTTAGTTCGACATAATGATTGACACCAATTAAATAAATTTAATTTTAAATTATTGATTTATATAAATAACCAGTTGATATTTTTTCAGAAATTCAATTTGTGTTTTTCTTGATTTTAACTTGCTAAAAAGAGAAGCAAACTCATTTGCTTCTCTTTTTGCTTACAATAAGAGAGACAAATTACTCATCAAACGCAAAACGTCCTATATCTGCATCCTCACGTTTCTTGTTCGGCAGATAAATACCATGCTCTGCTTGCTTCACACGTTTTTCACGCTGACGTAAACTTTGCATCGCCTGGACTCTACTGATCCGGCGTGAAGGGTTCTTCTGGTTGAAGGTCTGAATCTCTGCCCAGATCTCTTGTTGACTATCCATATCATCACGCTGAACCGCACGAACATAATCATTCATTAATTCTGTACGACGCTTATCCAGGCGCTTGGTATGCGAATAAATTGCACTACGTCCTTCGGTGGCCAAACGCACTTCACTTGGGCTAAAACCAACTGCCTGTGCTGCAAGGCTGAACATACCCACATCATCCTTAATCATGACTCCGGTTTTATCCTGGGCACCTTCGGTCGCATATCGAATAGATCGCAATGGAGAACGCAAGAATACCGGTGACATGGTTTCCACCCCTCGCATACCGTGCCCTTGCCCAATTTCAGCCAGACCTTTAAAGGTATTGGTTAAAATCCCTACCACTGGGCCTAATCCACTCATCACCATAGCATCACTAAAGTCTTTACCTTCTAACCCGTCCTGCACATCTGGCAATAACAAATTATTAATACCAACACGGCCAGATAAGTCAGCTGGGCCAAATCGTGAAGCACCTTTCATAAGAACTTCTGAGGTCTTGGTACCCAGTGCATCCGCTAAGGCATTACGCAGTGCAGCTTCCGCATCCCATGGCTCATCATCATCACTTCCAAGCATTGAAGCCATGGCCAGAATCGGCCCAACCAAAGGCAAGCCCATTACCCCGGCAAATACGGTATGCATTCCAATAATACCGGCCAATGCACGCTGTGCCTCACGACGTGTTTCAGGCGTTTCACCCTTAAGCGACTGGTGAGCAGTACGTGCCAAGGTATAAATCATGTTCTGGCCAAACTGTTTAAACAGCAAAATCACCTTGGCAATATTGCCCTGCATGATTCGTGGCCGGTTCCCTGAAGAATAGTCGAAGTGACCCTTGTAGGTGGAATCCATCGCCTGCTCAAAAGCCTGATCGTGCATTGAGCCACTATCACGCGCCAGTCGGTACGCTGCAATAAATGTCACTTCACGGTTAAAACGTTCAGCATTATGGAATAGCGTACTTGCGACCCGCATAATCGGACGCAGTTTCCACATCACCCCACTATCTTCACCTTGGGCAATACCGGCCAAGTCATGTGCCATGGTCACATCGATCACACCACGACGCACAGCTTCTTCATAAGCCTTGAGCTCATCGCCTTTCAGAATTTTGGCAATATCATTTTCCCAGTTCTTTGGATTGATCCCTTTGATCGACACGCCTTTACGGAAATCATCTGATGCTTTGGCCAATGCTGCCCCTGCCTTATCATATCCCCACTTGGCACCCATCTGAGGATAGGCCACCAAGACTGTTTGCAAGGTGTTTACTGCTGCCGATGCCGGTGACAAACCCAAGTAATACAGGAAGCCTAAACTGGTTAAAGCTGTCGATAATGGGTGTGAGTTCGCCTGCATCATCTTCTCATGGCGTTTATTCATCTCCTCGATGACTTGTTGTGCTACACGCTGGTCATAACCTTTACCAGCATTAAATTCATCATTAGCATGCTTTTGCATTCCATCCAGCATTTCCTCAAGTTGATCTTTATAACGCAGCTTGGCCAAGTAACTGCCACCATGAAACATATTCTGGGCAAAGGCACGACGAGCATCCTGGCTAAAACCTGCGGTACCTTTACGGTGAATTGAGTGTTTTGCATAAGATAGATCCGGCAATGATTTTAGGTATAACTGCCCTAAAATATCTTCTAGCTCTGTCTGACGTTGTGCATTCAATCCTAGGCTGCCCAACTCATTAAATAGAGTAGTCATAAAGCCACGGCCTACACCATCTCGGGCCGCATTAAATTCTTTATCAAGTTTTGGTTCAAGCACATTACTGCCTGGATATTCTGTCAATAAAACTTCACGTAATTTATAAGCCTCGGACAAGGTTTCAGCACGACTAACACTCAACACTTCGCCTTTATTATTCTTCGCCACTACCACATATTTACCAAAACGCTGTAAGGGGAAGTACACACCCTGCGTATAACCAAAGAAATTGGCATCCATCTGCTGCAGTAATTCAGTCTTCTTCTGATTACTGATACTTGAGCGCAGAATACGATCCTGAATTGCCTGGCGCACATCACGGTGATGTTTTTTATAGGCATCACGTGCTTCTCGATAAACCTTTTTCGCATCATCAGACAGTGCATCAAACTGTTTTTTCAGCTTGGCATATTCTGCAATATTGTCACCTGGCTGATATGGCTTAGCAGGATCGATCTTGGCCAAGGTTGCATCATGCATGACATTGGCCAACTCTTTTTCATCTTTTAAGTCAGCCCAGCGGCGTGCCAGATCATCTGATAGTGCAGCCACTTCGTTCTGATCAGCATCCATCATTGCCACCATATCGTTATACGGTTTCAGCTGCGGCAATAGCTTTTGGTACAACTCTGTCAACTGACGACGGCCCAGTGCACCTAATACATACTGCAAAGCATGTGTAGCCTTATAACCTGCTTCGGTTTTAAGTTTATTACGACCCTGCTTATTCATATTGCTAACCAGATTCTGAATAATCTGCTGAGCATTGGCCTGCCGGCTAAATCGAATGTCGGTATCTTGACTGCTAAATAGTCCAGTATTTCCAACGGCTGATTTGACCTGTTCGGGGTTGAAAGCAACCAGATAATCCATATCGTTAAACTGGTGCCGAATTCCACTGAATCCGCCTTGCATAGCACCAACAATCTGTTCACGTGTGGTCTTGGAATTGCTATTAAACATCTCTCGAATATTGGCAAACAGCGGCATCACTGTTCCCTCATTATCTTGAGAGCGGCTGCCGGCATAATTTTGCGCTTCTTCATAGCGATCGGTGAGATACACACCACGACCCAACAAACCACCACCGAGTTTAAAGCGGGTAAATTGGGAAGATGTACCGTGGTAAACCACCTGAGGCTCACCATTCTCATCAACCACTTTAGAGGCTGTCTCTGGGCTATTTTCCCAGTCACCAAACCATTGTTTAAATTCTGGTGTCCGTACTTGCAGCCATTGCTGCTCAGTCAGATTAGTTGGCTGGCCATTCGGTGCTTTCATCCACTGATCTGTACCCTGAAGTTGAGCACGCACATTTTCTACAGAAGTCGGTTCGGCAATCTGCTGCTGGATCATGCGGTTGGCCAAAGCCACCATATCGTTTTCATTCAGGTTTAAATTGATACCCAAGCGATCAAAGGCCCATGCCTTCACAGCACTCACGACCTTATCAATAAAACGCTTGATTGCACTTTTTTGCAGGGCATTCATTTCCTGCTGAGTCGAAGCCAGGGTTAAAAGATAAGGTAGGTATTCCAGCTGCTGTGTTTTGGCATCAGTTTCCCGTTCGGCAAGACGTTTGGCTTCTAGTGCAAGCGGATGTTTACGCTGAACCATATCGTTGAATATACCCATAAGGTCGGCATATTTTTCTTCACTCATGACATTCTGGAAGCCGCCATGACCACCCAGCTCATGCAGGAAGGTTGGGATGATGCTGGTTTCATTCAGGTTGCTTGCAACCAAAGTGACACGACCATTCTGATAAAAGCCTTCTACACCTGGTTCATCTACAGTGCTGATAATATCGAGCAAGCCACGACGCTCTAGGCTAGAAATGGTCTTTTCACCGAAGCGCTCAACTAGAGCTTCACGGACTTGTTCTGGTGTCTGGCCAGACTGCACATTATCTTGAGCACGACTATAAAGACGTGTACCGGTATCAGTCTTCTCCGTCTGCAACCCGCCGATCAGATCATCAAAAGCCTGATTGATTGCCACACGTTCCTCACCAGATGGGAAAGGTCGCTTTACGCCATAAGGTGTAAGGATGCCCACATTTTCAGGACCATAATTCAGGAAAGGACTACGGGCATTCTTGGCAGCGATCTTATCTTCTACATAACCCTGGAATGCACGTGCCGACATCTCATGTGGAGTCGTCCAGTAGTCACTACCTCGACCTTGATCCAGCTCTTTGGCATTCATAGCAAACTCAGTCGGTACAGACTTGTACTTGGTCGTGCTTTGCTGTGCATCAGCAAGTAGTTTAAGGCGGCCCATATAGCGGCTCATGCTGCCGCGAAGATAGTCCAGCACTCCCTTGAAGTCTGCATTAAATCCTGATCGGCCACGGACAGCTTTAAAAATTTCATTGATCTTATCCAGCGCATCATTGGTATGGCGGTACCCACCAAAAGTACTACGGCTTTTGGGGTTCTTACGCGCCTCAGTCTCAAGCAACTGGCCTGTGATAATAAGCTCTGCTGCAGTGTCGAACTCTGCCAGCTGGTCTGCAGAAGCAGGTTTATTAAAACGCTTGTAGTACTGCGGGTCGAGCTGCTTGGTCAGGTTCTCACGGATAGAATTTAGCTTATCCTGAACTTCATCACGTGAACGTGCTACAAACTCGTCTGCTGCCTGGGTATCTTCAATATAAGCCTGTGACTTTTTAAACATGGTCACCATAAGCTTTTCAAAGTTATTACGCACATCTTCACGTACACCAGATTTCACCACCTTGAAACCATGACTTGCAAAGCGATCTGCCGGGTTCGCTTTTACATTCAGACTACGGGACCCATCTTCATGCTGGATCCATGCAGAACTGGCTGAACCATCTTGGCGTGACAGGTAATGATCGAATGCGTGCCACCATTCATGCGCCAGAGATCCGGCACCGTTCATTTTGGTGAGATTGATCACGACACGATTAGATTCATAATGTGCTTTGGCACTACTCAGTCCTTGACCACGTGCACCAAATGCCAGTGCAAGTTCTCCATTTAGACTTAAAGCTTCTGGTGGGATATTCAAGACTTCAGCCAGATCCATCAGGCCATCAAATGCATCATTCAATAATTCCTGACGCTCTGCCTGGTTATTCCAGTTGCCGAACTCTACACCACGGAATCCGAATACACGGCTAAAGTCAGAATCTTTGGCATCTCCTTCACGGCGAGCAACACCGGTACGCTGAGTATTCTCAGGACGTGGCAGATCCAGTTCACCAAAAGTGGTGTTGGTCTCTAAAATTTCCTGCGCGTGACGTACCAGGTATTCATTTGCTGCATCACGGGTATCAAATAATTGCTGCACAACCTGCACATGCTTACGATCTGACACGGTTCGGACAATGATATAGCCTTTTTTGCCATCTTTCGTATCAGTGGTGACCCGATGCTTCATGGCAACCGCTGCCACAGGTAAAAACTTCTCAGCTTCTTCCTGGCTATTAAACATTTGATTGGTCAGGCGACGGTTATTGCCCATCCAGTCCTTATTTTTGGTATCTGAAATCGTCCACTTGCCGACTTCAGCTGGATTGGATGATGCTGCAATTTCCGAAATCTCAAAACGCTTTGCCCAGGTCGGACGGTCATCTTTAGGTTTTTCTGCTACAGGTTTTTTACCAGTTTTTACTGCAGTATCTTTACGTGCACCACCAATTTTTTCACCAAAGTCCTGAATGACTTCCTTTGGTTTTGTGGCAGCAGGTTTTGAACTATCCGGTTTTTCCGTAGAGTTGGATTTAATATCCTTATTTTGCTCTTGCACCGGAGCTTGTGCCGGAGCCGGACTGTCTTGCACCGGAGCTATGTCTTCTGTCGGTGCTTTCCCGACCCATTCACCCGTAGCGGGATGCTTCATTCCCAAAATTTCAACACGGCCATTTTCATGTTGTACTGCATGATAGTTTGGATTTTTGAGTGCATTTCTCTTTTTGGGAACGCTATGCAGGTCAATCGTAAAATCATCAGCCAATGTTTCTACATCAGACATCACGCTTTCCAGACTATCACCATAGTCACGCTGGATACTTTGTGGATCCAAGGTAGCTTCGGACTGAGGTACTGAACTTTCACCTGCAGGTTTCTTGGTATCCCCATCTTTTAACCAAGTCTTAAACTCATCCTTACTCATGGCACGCACAGGGCCTACCTTCCAGCCATCATCAAAGTTAGATGAATAGGCCTTAATCGCATCCTCCTGTGAATTAAAGCCCATCATCACTTTATGCTCATCAAAGCCACCAGTTTTCTGGTCAATTTGATCAACGACAAAGATCTGTTCAGACTCAGGGTTACGACCTATATAGGTATCAATGTGCTCATTGTCAGCGCCAGTCGTTTTTTTGATGTAGCCGTAGTGATCGCTCATGGTATGGGCCCATTCCTTACCATCAGGATCGGTACCACGACGCTCAGAACCACGCGGATTTTCCACAGCAATATCTAAGCCATGAACTTTAATGTGCCCCTTCTTGTAATTGCCGGCTTCAATCTGTGCCTGGGTCGGTTCTGGCAAGTCATTTTGAATGCTGGTTGCGGCTGCATGTGCTGCATTGTCTAAATCAGAATCTTCGTTATTACCTAGCCATTCACCGCTATGTTGATCCTTAATGGCTATAACTTTCCCGGTGAAAGTTTTAGGGTTGTAGTCAATCTTATAATTTGGATTGTTCTTAATCTTGCCATATTCACGGTCAGATAGTTCATAACTACCTGAACTTTCAATTTCGTCAGCAATCGCGGTGACACGTGCATTCGTTAGACCATGGGTTTCGCGCACACGATCATTTTCTTCAGTGAAAATTTCAGGGTTTGCTTCACGTATTCGTTGACGTGCAGCATTTACTTTTGCGATAGAGCGATCCATCTTGGCAAAGTTTTCACGATGATTTTCAACAGTAGACTTTTGCGGGCTGTCGATATTCACATCGCTTTGCGCCTGAATGGAAAGTTCATTCTGCAATTTAGCAATCTGCTTACGAATCTGTGCCTTTTTAGGTACTGATTTTTCAGTGACAAGCTGTGCTTCCAGTTCGGTTACTTTGGATTGAATATCAGGTAGTTTGGATTTTGCTTTGCTAGTTTGGATTTCATTTGGACTTTGGCCAGGTGGGACGATCTGACCTGCATCAGATTTCGCAGGTTGTAATCCCTTTTGCGCTGCTCCCATTGTAGGCGCTGCATTGGTGTCATGCTGTTCAGAAACTGATTGGCTTCCATTGTTAAGCGGTGCATTTCCTTGCTGTATTGTTCCATTCTGAATGCCTTCATCAAAGGTGATTGCTGCATTTTGATCTCCTTGCTGACGCTGTTTAAGTTGTTCAATCGCCGTAGTAACGTCTGCGCCATAGGTATTTTGTTTGCCGTGGATCTGTTCGGGTGTAAGTTCACGCGCTGCATCTGCTGCCTGTTGCAATGGTGCATTACTGTCTTCGGTTTTCCCGGCAGCGTTAGAAGTTGTTTCAGCTGCCGCTTGTGCCTGCATCTCAATCTGCATCTGCTGAGATACACCATTGTCTACAGCTGTTGCAGCTGCTGCAGAAAGTGGACCTAGATTTGGATCAAGCCCCATCTGCTGGGATGGTGTTGGCGCATACTGACGAGACAGACCACCAAATTCAATTTGACGTTCTGCATCGGTCGGCATCTGGTCATATTCAAAGTTCTGACGCGCCTGTGCTGGATCTACTGCATCTTGCTGACCGGCAGGAATATATTCACCTTGCAGACCATCAAAGCCTAAACCTGTACCACCATTCCCACCCGTTGGTGCTGGCAGCATTGGAGCACTGCCCATTGTGTCTGTCTCGTCACCTGATTCTGGATTCTCAGTACTTGACTGACCTGCCCACTTCGATGCTTGACTGGCACCTGCCACGGTACCACCCATGGCCATACCTGCGAGGGTGCCCATAACAATGGCATCATCGACACCTTCAAACAGATCCTTATCCAGCGCATAGTTTTGAAGGACCTGCTCAGTCACTGACTGCGGCATTTCTTCAAGTAGACCTTCACTGATTGCACCCAGTACGACGCTTTTAGGAATGCTCGAGAACGGGATTTGTGAGATTTCACTGGCCATCTGTTCAGGTTTAACACCCCGGGCCATCAGTGTATCTACATCCTCAAAACCCAATTTTTTCGCAACGGTGCCACCAAGAAAGCCAAGTAAACTACCTGCTACACCAGTACCTGCAGCTGCTGCAACTTGCTTTCCAGTTAGTAAACCATCATCAGTCTCTTGTCGGACCTGCTCAGCCTGAGCACCAGCCATGACCAGACCTTCACCAGCAGCACCTGCAGCAACCGGATTAATCAGACCTTTGGATGCTACATTTAGACCACGGCCTGCCAGACCACCCAGTGCCATAGATGGCAAAGACTCGACGACTGTATTGGCAATCATTGAAGGATTGGATAATGCCACCTTGGTTTTATCAATGATTCCTTCAGCATCAGAAAATTCCTGTGATTGAACTTTGGCATGATCTGTTTTTTGATCCTGCCAGTACTTACGACCATCACCCAATTTGAAATTTTCTGAAAGATTATCTACAGCCTTACCTGCACGACCACCTGAATACAGATCCGCAACACCGACTGCAACGTCTGGCACTGATGCAAGACCACCCATCAGGGACGCACCTAAGTCACGGACATGCCCACCAAAACCTTTATCTACCGCCTTGGCAGTACTTGGGTCAAACTTGGTATTTTTATTGTTCGAACCCGGAGCTGTATTTGCCACAGGCTTGGCAGTACTTGGATCAAATTTAGAGCCATTGGGCTGACTAACTTTTGTAGTATTCTGTTCGTCTAAGAAGGGATTATTGATGACTTTGGAATCAGGCATGACACGCTCCTATGGTATGCCTAAATCATGCTGCTTCCACTTGGTACTGGTCGAACCCTACAAAACTATTGCATTCATAGTCATTTCAGTACTTAATAATCTACAAAAAACGAGGGATAACATAATGTTAAAAAAAGTGATTTTAACGAGTTTGATATTGGGGTTTTCATTTTCACACGTACAAGCCAAAAACTATTACAAGTGGGTAGACAGTAAGGGGAATGTCACCTATTCAAGTAAGCCACCCCCATCAGGTGCAAAACAGCAAAAAATTGACACCATAAGATCACTTGGCACACCTCCTGCACCACAACGAGCCTATACACCAAAGCCTTCTACTAATAGTATACAAAACCGTCAATATCAGGCCGCCACGCAGCAAGCTTATACACCACGGCAATCTGAACGCAACGCAGAAGATGAAGCTTTGCGTCAAAAAATTATTAAAGAAGCGAGCACACCTTATAAGGGTTCAAAAGGATTGACTGCTAATCAGCGCAATACTTTAGCTACCATGTCAGGTGTAGATGTACCAGCTGCTAACTCAAACTCAAGAAACTCCTATTCAGCACCTATGTCTCCTCAGACAAAAGCACCAACGCCAACACATATGACCAGTTGTGATGGATCTGGTTGTTGGGATAATCAGGGCAACCGCTATAATGGAAATAATGGCACTTATTATAATAATGGTCGTATGTGCCGAGATATTGGTGGTCAGATGCAATGTAATTAATAAAAAAGCCACCGTTAAGGTGGCTTCATTATTTAAGGGATTGGCATCCATTCACCAGTATTTGGATCAAGATAAGCACTGCGACCATTAGCATCTTTATAAACCTGATAGTTTTCAAACTGCTGCTCTGGCTGCCCCTGTCCCTGTTGTGGATTACCAAGATCGACATACTGACGAGACTGAGTATCAAAAATCTGCTGTGGACGATTGATCATGCTTCTTGTATTTTCATCCCATTCCTGACCCCCACCAACTGCCATATAACGATCACGGCCATTCTGATCTTTCGCACCAGTTAATCGGTTAATACGCTGCTGAATAGATTGACGCTGTTCATCGGTCTGAGCTTTATCATACATTTCATGCAGTTTCTCAACTCGCTCCGCCTGACGAATACCAAAACCTTCCTTCTTCTCAGTCAGGTTTTGTTCACGCGCTTTTAAACCAAAGTTGGCATTGAACTGCTCACCATCTTGAGCAAGACTGGCACCATGACGCATGTTCTGACCATCTTCGCGCATACCTGTTTGCAGGATGCTTGCAGCGTTATTGGTGTTGTTGTTCTGAACACTGGTCATATTATTGGCATCAGTGTTATACATTTGCACCGCTCGATTCTGATCCCCTTGATTCAATTCAACCAGTTGAGCACGCTGATTTGTGGTCATACCACGCGCACCTTTAATTGGGGCACTGATATCACGTACCAATTGACGACGCTCATTTACCTGTGCATCTGTCATTTTCGGCCGATCTGGGTAACGCAAACCAAAACCCTGCGGATTCATCTGCTGTCCCATTGCTGCCTGAATCTGCTGTTCACTTGGTCCCATCTCCCGGGTATTCGCGATAAATTTCGCAACGCCTTCTGGATCTCGGGCCTGACGACGAATTCCACTGGCTTGTAATTCTGGAATACCAGCGGCACGGGCCTGAGCTGCTGCGCCAGGATTGGCATAGCTAAAACTGTTACCACTCTGCTGAATTGCATACGGATTGGCTGTGCCAGGTTGTGCTTGATTGCCTGCAGGTGCACCATACATGGCATCGTTCATCTGGTCGCTAAATGATGGTGCAGGTGTTACAGCAGCTTGCTGTTGAGGTACTGTTTTTGCACGTGTTGCATCCCGCTCTGCACGTCGTTTGGCAATGTCTGCCATATTTGCATCAGCGTCGGCCCGGGCTTGATTGATTTGTTTGTCGGCGAAGCGGCTGCCCAGCAATCCAAAACTTGCCGCATTACCCACATCGGTCAGCACACCTGTCGTACGAATTGCAGCTTCTGCCAGTGGTCCACGATCTGCTTTTGGATCTAGGCCCAAACGGGTTGCATAATCTTCTGTCGACGTATTTAAACCAGCTGCTGCACCACCAAGGCCTGCACCTGCGACATGAAATTTACCTAAACCTTTGGCCATATTCGCAGCTTTTATCCCAAAGCCTCCACCTGAGGAAGCTGGCGCTGCTGTACTCGGTGTACTTGCTTGTGGTTGTGGTGTACGTGTTGCAGGTAATTGCCGTTGCTCCGGTGTGACATCCCGCATTTGAGGGCCGCCTAAACGTGCCTGTTGTGCTTTACGCACTTCATCTGCAGAAGGATAACGGTTTTGTACCAGACCACCATCTCGGAAAAATAGCTTTGGTTTTTCACCTGGTTGATCCATGATAGTTTGTGGTAAGCCACTTGGTGTATGGGTCTGCTCTTTCATCTGATCCAAGGCTTGTGCACCGACTGCATGCACCTGCTCTGGTGTCATCTGAAACTCGCCATTGCTGACATTTATATCCAGCGGTTTACCTTGGCCAAGCTGCTCTAAATTTTGTTCACCAATTTGAGCAGTTGAATCTGCCGGCATGATATAAGTTCCACTTGGTACGGTCTTTTGTACATCATCAGACGTACCTGTACCTGGTCCCTGAATTTTACCGCCTTCTTGATTGGGCTTTTTCTGCCCTTTTTTTAAACCGAAGCTCATAAAAAAGCCCTAAATCTTATTTGATTGATAGGAGATTACCTACCAGACAAGACTTAAGGCGAACCCTAGAGGGCTGTAGGTTTAGCTTGTATTTATTAAAGTATTTTTTTAGCATAACGACATATTTAATTTTTAAAATAAATTTATGATTCATATAGCTATAGATACAAGTGCAATTGGGCAGAATAAATCTACTAATGAAGCGAATTATAAAGCACTACAGCGGCTCGTTGCCGCTAAAGAAATCGCTATACATATTCCTTATATCGTTAAAAAAGAAATAGAATCTCAAGAGAAAGAATTTTACCTAACAAGATATAAAGCATTACAGCAAAGCTTAAAAGAGTTCAACAGTGTTCAAAAACCAACTGAACTCTATGAAAAAATTAATGAGATGAAAAATGATATTAAGCAAATAGATAATGAAATTTTATCAGATGCTGAGAGATTTTCTAATGCTTGGGTAAATGGTTTAGATAGCAATATATGGGAGTTAAATACGACTCAGGTACTTTCTGCTTGGGATGCATATTTCAATGGAACAGCCCCCCTAACATCCAAGAAAAATAGAGAGGATATACCAGATAGTTTTATCTGTAGTGCTATAAAAGAAATCAAAGAAACTCTCACTAATTTAACCGTTTTGGCAAAAGACTCAAAGATATATAATACGTTCAAGGATATGCCTAATATTGAAATCCATAAGACAATTGTAGATTTTATTAAATCAGAAAAAATACAGGAAATACTTGAAGAACTAGACACAATTACAGCTACGGAACTAGATATAATTACAGGTAAAAATATTGTTAGCGGCAAACTCAAAAATTTAGTAGATTTTATTAAAAAATATGAAGCAACTACAAGTTTAATAGAGTCTTTTCTTGAATCTCAAATTGGTGAAAAAATTGTATATGGGAGTATTTATGATATTCCATTTTCGAATGAAATGGATGGTGAAGCCACTATAACCTCTTATCATGAAGGCAATAATGTGAAAATTGATTTAAATAATCCTATACATTATGGTGATAATCAGATCGGTTATAATTTTGAACTTGAAGTGGAAGTATTGGTCGATTATTTCGTCAATAAATATGATTATTATTCAGAATTTTATGCTGGTGAAAACTCTGCTTCAAATATTTCCGTAGAAGACTGGAATGATCATGTTCTACGTGCTGAAAGTGATATCAATATTAAAGTAACAGGAATCGTATCGATTACGATAGATACAAGCAATGTAGATTTTTCTGAGATTGCTAAATGTGAGCCAGATGAATTGGATGATCATTTATATGATTTATATGTCGACTCTACAGTTAAAATTGAATCTATTGGTGAAATAGAAGCAATATAAGAAATTTAAAGAGTTATAACCCAGAGCTATTTTTATGCAAAAATAGCTCTGTAGGGCTTTAATAGTTGTAGTTATGGCTTTCGCTGAAACTCTCGCTTTTACTACGTGAGCTTGATGTACTCGCAGAACCACTACCGCTAATACTGGCGGATACATGCGCTGCACTCATGGCACCGGCTGCCAGTTGTGCGGTGTACTGACCCATTGCCTTCGCGGATTCCAATGCAATATTGGCTTCTTGAATCGCCTTCTGCATCTTGGCTTCATATTCCTTAAGCTGCATTTCAGCATAAGCAATATTGGTCCGAGTATTCATGTCAGCATAACGTGATTGCATCTCAGCCTGACTGACTTCCATGCCAGCTGATGCTCGCCATGCTTCCACTTCTGCAGAAAAGGCTGCGGTATTTTGCTGTACTTCTGACAAGTTTGCCTGCAGTTCTGCCTTGTATGCTTCCAGATCTGCCTGATACTTGCCAATCCAGACTCGTGCAGCTTCCATTTTTAACTGGATCTGTTTGCCTTTCACATCGGCTTTTGCCTGTACACCCTGAATCGTGGACGCATAAGCACGTGCCTGCGTATCAAATAACGTAGCCTTTGTTGATTCACCCCGGATCTGTGCTTCATAGGCTTCGACCTTGACCTTTTCGGCATTGATCTGTTCGCTATAGGCTTGAACATCGGCACGATAGGAATCAAACTGATTCTTGATCACGTCAGCACGTACTGATGCACCTTGCACCAGGGCCTTATACACTTCCACGTTGGACAATACCGCATCCATCTTGGCCTTGTAGACCTGCACGTACTGCTCATTAACCTGACCAATCGCCACCTGTGCATCGACTGCAGTTTTGTACGCGCTGAGTTTGGCCAATGCGCCATCAAGCTTAGTCTTATACACGCCAGACAAGACGCTGAATGCTTCATTCTGTGCATTAAAGAAAGCAATCTGTGCATTGAATACATTGATTTGGCTTTCAGCGTTATATCGTGCAACTTCAAACAAACGGTTTGCAACATTGTTAAAGATATTAACAGTGAGCTGCTCAAGTGCCATGCCTTGTTGTACCAGGAAGCGCAGCTGCTCGATCTCCATTTTTGAGGCTTCAATCAGAATATCCCGATTGAGTTCACTGGCCCGAAGTTGACCTTGCTCCCGGATCGCCGCTACTTGCTTGGCCAACATGCCAGGTGGCATTGAGAAATTACGAGTAGACCAATCATTTACCGCTTCCTGTACGGCACGTGATGTTTCTTTACTTTCACGTGAACGTGCCCGGTTAAATAGAGCTTCTTCAATTGGTGCTGGTAAGCCAGTGCCGCCTTCAGTAACTCCCTTCTTAATATAATCCGTTAATTCATCCAGTAATTCGGATTTATATTCTGGCTCATCCCATTCAATAAAAACGTCAGGCACCGTAATTTCACTGATGCTTGGCGGCTCACCATCAAAGTCTGGCAATTGAGGAAATTCAAAGACTGGAATATCAATTTCCTTGAGCTCGTCCATTTCCGGGAGTTCAAGGGTTGGCGTTTCAGGCAATTGAATATCTGTGTTGATATCTGGTCGTGCAGGCACCTGGATTGCCGCCATACCTGGTGCACTTGGCAGCTCCATGGTTGGCATGACCGGTGCTTCCGGCATTTGCAAGTCATCTAAATTTAATTCACTGAGTAAATTTTCAATGCTTTGAAACTCGGGCAATGCAGGTTTTTCGAGTGCAATGGCTGTAAATTGGGGAGCACCCGTTAGGTCAATATTCGGCACTGGTGTTTCTGGTACTGGCATTCGCGTCGGCGGATCTACCTGAGTGACAGTGACCTCTTTGATCCCGGCCAAGGATTGAGAAAGCTCATTGCGATAGCGTCCGGCCACACTGTCCAGCTTATCCATCTGATCCATTACTGTAGTAATGGCTGCATCCATCACGCCATCAGGTTCTACACTTGAAGTGGTACTCATTATATTCTCCTGGTGGTCTTGGTGAAGTCCATAGACAGAGCATTAATTTTTGCAGAAGTTGCAACAATGGAAATAGTAAAGGAGAAATGACGACCTCGTAGCCCACGACCAAACAGTACCCGGCCATTGGTCAGGTGATCAGCTTGTTCATTCGGCAGCATATAGCTATAGGTTGCAGGATTTCCGCTTTGGGTAGAGGTGACAGCAATGCTTAACTGCTTGCCCTGACCACTCATTTCATATTCAAGATAAGCTGCTGTAGGATGTACCAGGCTATCACCAAAATCTAACTTGCCAGTTTCGATCAAGCCATGAATTAAGTGGCTTGCCTGATCCATCAGATATACACCCTGATCATTCCAGCCGTATAGTTTTCCATTAATCACGGATAGACCATCAAAGTTGTACGGCATGTAGCGGCTCATGGCCCAAGTATTAGTATTTGCAGTCCAAGCTTGGCCATATACTTTGCTGTCTTTTAATTCATCATAAATCGAGAAGTAATCATTACTGTCTGTTCGACCAGTTAGCTTGGATTGTGTACTTTCTCCAAGTCTTAGTGTATCAATCGCATGACTGTACAGCTGTACACTAGAGAAATCCTGATCACCAAAGCTGATGGAATCGATTAAATAGCTTTGTGCGCGTAGTTTGTCCTGGGTGAAGTCACCCAAAAGAATGCTATCAATGACCTGTTCAGCTGCAACCGTATTGGCCAGGTCTGTTAATTTGAACTGATCATTGCTTAGGATTCTTGCATAACGCTGACCAGAAATAGATTCCACAAAATGAATGGAATCGGTGCTTAATGCCAATGTAGTTGAGCGCGTAAAATCATCTAGGGTGAACTGATCTTCGATATTCTCTGCAGTAAAACGATAGGCTGTATCAAACAGGTTCACCTGGTCGGATAGCAGACTGCGCACAATACGCTGACCTGTGATCTGGTCGGATAGATTAAAGCCATCTACAGCGGTAGAAATCGCACCGGTCTGCGTGATTTCATCGGCCAGACTAAAGGAATCTTCAAGATGAGCCTTGATCCTGGAAAGATTAGAATCTGAAAAAACAACCTGGTCTTCGGCTATTGCTTTCATCCACGCCCAGGTGGAATCGGAAAGGTACAGGCTGTCGAGTGCATCATCACGATATATTGCCATGCTATGCTCCATAACAAGCACTGATGGCAATACACCAGTGCTTTAGGTCTTATGATGTGGCAGTAATGCGATAACCGATTTCAAACACATCACCGTTCTGGAATACACGCGCTGCCGGGTACTTGGTGGCTGAAAGAAGCACACCGGTTGTACCGCCACGCTGGCTGTTAGTCAGCAACGCCACACCAGTCACATTGACCTGTGAAGTGGTGGCAATAGTCACGCTGGCCACGCTGCCAAAGTTATCGATATATTTTTGATCGGTTGAGTCCGAAGGGATAAATTGAGGACGTGTTGCGTTGGTATAACCTTCAGTCAGTGAAACGATTTCACCGGCTGTTGCAGCAAAGTTGGCTGCGGTCCAGTTATCTGCAGGTGCAGTCGCGCCGTTAAACAATGCCAGGTAAGATCCTGCCGGTTTTGCTTTAGAACCAATGGCCACGTTTAAAACGTGAATCAGTGCTTCTTTCGGGATTAAATTCTTGGTGAAGGTTGCTTCACCACCATTGACGCGATCCATATATTCACCCGAAAGCATGAAGCCATGTTTCGGGAAGAAGATACCTTCGTCAGTTTCGTCGAAATTCTCATTGAGTGCGTCTTTCATTAAAACGCGCTGTAGTTTTGCATCCATAGTTATGGCCTATATTGTAAATAGAACCTAATTTACAACTGCCACTAATCGATCAGCGAACCCTACAAGCTGAGAGGATTGCGCACTAATCCCTTTGATTGATTCAGACTGCAGTTCAACTAACTGCCCATCTGCTGTCCCTACTACAAAACCATTCTCAGCCAGCCACACCGCGCACCATGTACCACCCTGAGAAAGCGACTTGATCATATCACTATGCAGCAAGGCACTGCTTGCATAGACTGGTGCACGTGAGGCCTTTTGCTCTATCGCCATGTTACGCACGTCCTGACCACGGACAAAGACCACATGGTCAGCCTGACCCACCCAGATACCACCATCCACCGGCTCAATAAAACGGATTCGCTGTGGAAACTGGATAAAGTTGTAACGCTCATCGGTCAAGTGGTATGCCATAGCTTCGGAAAAATACAATACATTGGATCTGGCCACCCATAAACGACCACGCCATAAGCGCAGAAAATCACCGCTTTTCATTGGAGATAGATACTGGAAAGTCGCAGCCCGGCCCAATTCAGGTAAAGCTGGAATATCAACACTCATGGTGTCAACCGGCAATTCAAATGCCTGACGTAATTCGCCACCACCAGGATCGGTCATATAGATCCGCACATGCGTTACATTGCTATCCAGGCACATCGGCAATTGCAGTTGCACACCGTTTTTATCCGATAGCTGCACCTTCTCAATTTCTGATAAGGCGGATTCAAGCCCATTGGCCAACCAAGAAATCGCGAAACTATAATCACCTTGATCTAGGCTATAGCCAGATTTCACATTGGCTTGTGGTCTGGCTGGTGTATCAATGGTCAGGCGTTTAGCATTCTGGCCATCATAGGTGAAAAGGCCATTATCACAGGCCATACATACCAGGTTGTTCAGCACGATATGGAATAAAGGTCCGGCACCACATTCAATTAAAGGCTCGGTATCCCAGGTATCAGGATTAACCTTAACCCACTGATTATCTAGTGCTGCAAAGCATTCCTTGTGTAAAGGTGACTGCCACAAATCACGGATGGCCTTGCTGCTTTGCAGCTGCATTGCTTGCGCTAGTTCCGCTCGACCCGAATCGGTGAAATTGATATTCACTGCATCACGCACAAACAATCCTGGTGAATCACCCTTGATTTCAAGTGAAGCATCTTCTTTAACGTTATTGATTCCAAGGAATGCTGGTATTTTTTTGACAGCCATTGTGCACCTATTCGTTAATCACACCAATAAAGGTATGCGCATGATCATTATTAGCCAAGCGACTATATCCAAATCGGTAACGTTTACCGGCTTCGTTGTCTATGGAAATATTGCCATAATCCACCTCACCAAAAACAACCTTACACATATCGACATAAAACACATTATTGAAGCTGTCAGGTGAGCGACTATAAAACCAGTCGTCGTGTGGCAGTTCATGCAGTTTCATTGGTCGATCCATCAGGGAAAGGTGCATTGCATTTTTTTTAGAAGCCGGTGTTCCTGTAGTTTCTTGATAGGTTTCAAACGGTGGTGCGGCTCCACCGTAACTAATTAAGTTGATTCCCCCGGGAGGATGAACAAGGTGTGTAATGTCTGCAGGTAAACCACCAATCCAGTCACCTTCATCAGCAAAGTCACTACGCGGATCACTGCGGTCGACTTGATGCGTTTCAGCCCACACCGGCACACTGTCTACCGGAAATGGCTTGCCGGTTTTTTTCAGACCATTATCAAAGCTGTGCCAACTTGCATCATAGGTCCAAAATTCATAACTGTTAGGATCTCGAACACTTAGCCTTTCCATTTTGATCTCGTTGCGTGTTCCTGGGATAGATTCACGTTCTACATAAATAGCACTGTTGCGTGAAAAGAAAGGAATTAAGAACGCTTCATTGATAGAACGACCAGATACATGCTGTGTTTGAGTATGGTGAGAATAGTAGCGAGTGCGTGTCAGTCTGCCATCTGTCCAGAAATAGAATGAAAAATTCGCTAATGGTTGACCATAACCCAAGTCGCGACCTTCAATTTTTGTAGTAATTTCAGTGGGTGCTATTTCTTGTCGGTGATCAAAGTCTGTTGAATATAGTTCACCAGCAAGCCCAGTCAATCCTTGGTACTCTATTTGCTCCCAACTACCAACCACCATAATCTCGTCAAAATTCCCTTGCACCGTTTTGTAAGACTTTCGAGCATCACGGAAACTTTTGATTACTTTCAGGTCATCCCCGATGTAATAAGCAAAGGCAATCGTATCGACACGATCTGAGTTTTGCCCACCCCTGCGCGGTGAAAAGTCCATACTGATACAGCCTTCAAATATCGGCTCGGGAAGTTTTAATTTTAAGCCACCGTATAGAGGACCTTCATTAGTAATGCTGCACCTCCCGGTATGACTGGCAATTGGTGTGCATTCGTAGCTATCCCAATATTCAACATCCTTAGCACCATCATTTGCGGCACGAGCCAGTATTTCTACTGGATCAATCCGACGAATCTTATAGAAGATGCTATGTTTCATATCTTCATGCTGATCCAGTTCAACGAATAGTGCACCAAGATACTGACTCAATCGTCTGGATTGCTCGACTGTCAGGCTCTCAGTATTTTTTGACTTTAACCATCCTTTGTCTTTAGCACTTTCCAAGGCCAAGGCAATCTGGTAGGTATAGCCATAACAGCGATCATCCACATAGTCATAACATGTATTAATTAGATTGGTGCCATTTAAATTGCTGCTCCAGCCGCAAGCACTGGTGTACGGTGAACGAGCATAGTAGTCACCTGTATCACAGACACGAATAATCACACCAGCACGAACCCATCGATAAAAATCAGCACCTTGTGGAAAGTTTTCACCACTTGGAATCCCACCGAAGCGAGTGAGTATTTTTTCAATTTCAGAATCACCAACATCTTGTATGTATTCTCTGAAAGCAATGGTTGTGGTGGCTGGAATCATAGGTAAAGGCATAGCCCAAACACCAGACGCTAGCACCTGAATCAACCAGGGTGATCCTTGAATATCAAAGCTGACCAAGTGTGTGTTATTAAACATGAAGCTATATTGGATACTGCCATCAACATCCGGCATACCGCTATAACCTGGTAAAAGTGTTTTTTCTCCCATTTCACTTTCGATTTTCTGTCTTACCTTTTCTGGCAAAATCATTTGTACACGCTCAACCAGTGTATCAGGTAGCTTTTCAAAATCTTGGCGACCAAAACCACTGACTATCTGGACAACTTCAGCCATAGCACCTGAATACCAGGTAGATTTTAACCGGTGATATTGAGTGAATACTTCCGCACCTGGAAAGCCTTGAATCGCTTGCGGCATCATCAAGACTTTCATAGCAGGGCTATAGGTCACACTTAGACGTTTTAAGTGACTGGCTCCAAGAGTAGAAATATATTGCCCCATCCGTCGCTCGGTCATCTGCGTTAAAGCTACCTCTAAACCCAAACTGGTATCCAAGCCACTATCGATCACTCCGGAAAAAAGCATCGGTACATGAGCTTTTACATAGCCGTTAAACGCCTGTACTTCACCTGTTGTATCAGGCTTAAAAGCGATAGCGCGAAATACGCCACCGGCATCCTGGACTACAACAAAACCACCATCTGGTAAATTACGTGTGTATTTAAGCGAATCAAGCTGGCTAACCATCTTAAAATTTGTTAGTTTTTGGCAACATGCATCAATAAAATTACGATCATCATCGGTTAATTCATTTCCATATACGGCTAATCCATATGGCTTGGGTTCGTGCATTCTTATAACCCTCCTTTACGGTAGTTATCCATGTTCCCATCCGGGCGAATATAATGCATTTTCGGCTTAACATCCGGTACAGCAAAAGATTGTGCATTAAGTCCAATAGGTTTAAGCAGCTGCATTACGGGTTGCTCTGGTTGGCGAAGGTTTCGGATTTCCATGCGTCTATCAAAATTACCTGGTTCATAATCAGCGACGATCATATAGTCCTGCCCTTTCAGTGCGATCTCCCTCACTTGATAACTGATCCAAGCTGTTCCAAAAACTTGAGCATTTAGGCCGCCTATTCTAGTTGGCACATGGGCACCCACGCGCAGACCTTGCCACATATACGGCTTGTCGTCATTCTTGCGCGTACCCATGGCTAGGGAATTAACTCCGTCAGGCTTAATAAATCGATGGAAATAATCCACTGTTGTTTTTCCAAAGAAATTAAGTGATAGACCAGTTGTATGAATATCATTTTTTGAAATCTTTACATTGGTAATTGCAACGGTTCCCCATAGGGTATGCGCGGGTTTAGCTCGAAAGATAATCGTCTGGTCACCAATAGGGCCAATCACACCAATTCGCAGGTTACTCCATCCTTTCGGCTGAATGATGAACACGGTATTTCGTACTGACACCAAACCAGGCGCAAAAGAATGCAGAGCACCTGCATTGATACGACGGTTCTTGTGCGAGATACGCGGATTACCGGGTGTAATACCTGGTGGAATAAGATTCCCATTACTATTCATTCCATCTACATAGTGCAATGTTCGTGGTGGTCTTTCATGGTTATTTTTAGCCTGCTCAGGTGCTTCAACAACTGCCCAAATCGTATGTGGCGACATACGTGGTCGGCCAATTCCGTGAAAGTCACAAGATGTACTATCCATAAAGATTTTACGATTCTTGTTGGTTAGAGTAGGTCTACCCATCAGGATTTCCCAATAGCCCGGCTCAACACGAATTGTATTGGCTGTGATTAAAGTCGCACCATACAGTGTCATCGGCTCATCTGACTTAGGTCGCAATACGTTCTGATGCACTTTATGTAGTTTCTTTGGATCATCTTCAAAGTTTTTTGTGCTTAATCCGTTCGGGCGAATCGTCCTGGCTTGTACGGTACCTGCACCTGCATTCTCAATTTTGTGTGACTTGCTGATCTCAAGTGGTGCAATGCCATAGCTTCTAAACTCGATGTGCTGTTTACGATCAGATAGTCTGGCCTGTCCAAATACTTGGGCATTTAATCCGCTTACTTTTAGGTAGCGCGTATATAAACCAATATAAGGTACACTAAATTCTAGGCTTTCAAACTGCCACACTCTTACTTGTGGTGTGACGTTCCTAATCACCGGCTCCCCGACGCGATCGGCCACCACCCATTTAGGTGCAATCCTAGTAAATCTTTCTGCAAGGTGTATCCATCCATAACGAACGCTATCGATTGATCTTGGCTCAATATAACGTACACCTAGCTTAACTTCCGGCATTGGAATTACTGGCGGTGCAATACTGTAGCCTTCCTGGATCCTTACACTACGAATGGCATAGGAAATCATCCCCTGGCCAAACAGTGATTGCTCGCCCATGCTAATAAATCTGAAATTACGACGTGTATTTTCAACATGAGGTCTACCAAACAGGCCAAGAATCGCTCCTTTTTGCTGAACGACCTGAGCACCCAACCAAGCTGTATGCCAATCACTCAGGTATGGACTTTCGATGGAGTCTGGACGAATGCGACGTACACCATCAGCAATAAAGGTTCTAGTCGGCTCCAATTCAAGTGGAGATCCTAAACCGTCTGGATGAACTACCCTTGCCTTATTCAGCACATCTGCATAGCCAAAAACAGCATTTATGCGACCATGGGTTTGTACAAACCGATTTCGGTTAAAGATCTCATGTTGGCGTATATCTGGAAACAATGGCCCGGCTGCTTGACTGGTATCGTCATGAAACGGTTTTACATATTGTGTCAGGTTAAACGTAGTCACATGACCAAAACGCAAATCAGCACGTTCCCCCACGGTCAGGAAGCCTTTCGGCTTGACATGCTGCACCAGGTTTTCAATCTTAGTATCACCAAAGATAGTGCTCATGCCAATTGGTAGAATTACCTGGCTTTCTGGAACGATTCGAGTACCAAAGCGAAGGAAGTCATAACCTTCCATAAACACGGTGCGAGAGATTCCCACACGATGATTAGATGGGAATTGTGTAAATAAGCCACGAGGCTCGATATAACGTGGCGAGAAAGATAACCACGCTGTACCAAAACGAGATAGGGGTGTATTACTTAGCTGCTCAAGATAACGTAGCGAATAGGCAATGCGTTGATTACCAAATATAGTGTGTGGATTGGCCGGGTGAACAGCAACCCTTTGTTCCTTATAACTGATTCGTAGCTTGCCTGCCGTAAAAGACAAAAATCCAGGTAGGTGTAAAAAAAATTTACTACTCCGAATACCCGGCTTACCAAATACATTAAAACTATTATTGATAGGGCGAAGATAGCGAGTCTTCAATTCTATTTTTAGGTTACCTAATCCTGCAAAATTGGATCCAGCTAGAAGAATATAACGATTTTGGTTGATGATTGATGGTCGACCAAAAACGGAAAGGTTTAATCCATTTGGATTAATAAAGTATTGGCCTAGCTTTATCTGGGCAATACCAAAAAACAAGGTATTACCCAACGTAAGATAGCTTACATTTTGGGTTTTTAACCAAACACCGCTAGAACCAAAGACAGATGAATCAATCCCCCAGCCATCACCTCCAACATATTGATCCTCTCCTGCAATCTGTTCAGGCGTAAGATTGATTGAAACACGCAAACCACTTGGTGCAGTATAATTATCTTCACCAATACTGATTTTAACGCTCAATCCTCCAGGCGGAACATACTCGTCTGACACGCATTAGTCCTCTGGTGTAATGTTGGCTATAACGCCTGCATTAAATCCGGCTTTAAATGCTACCGCATGAGTGGCTTTCTTTTTTAACCCATGTATGTGCCAGGAGCCATCTGTAGAATCCATACGGCCTACTTCAATCATTTTCCCCTGATGCTCTTGGAACAGCACGACTAAAGCAGATACAGGAATACCCTCTTGCACCACGCCGGATAAGCCATCAGATTTGATTTGACAATCACCTTCGTAAAGGATTTTCGATATGCTGTAAGGATCATAAATACTGCCAAAATCCAAACCATTTGGCTGATCTGAGAATAGAAAGGAGAACGATAAGGTGCTATCCAGTATCAATGGGTTAAGGCATGAATAAGAACTCATTTTGGCATCCCTAAGCAAAATCCACCAAGATTTGCGTACCAGTCTGCATTTATAGCGGAATGTGTTATTAGATTTGGTAAGATTTTGACCCCAACATCTTCCCCACCAAAATAAACTGAAGTATCGGCATAATCTATGCGATCCTTAAATTTATCTGCCATCCAAATGACATTATTAGATGTAATGACTGCACCATTTGTCGCCGTGTAAACAAAAGGTGCACTAAAGTCCCTTGGCGGCGTATCGTTGATCGACTGATTTCCTGCTTGCGGTGCAGCGGCAGACAAAAAGCCTGTAAATTCGGAAGTAATAAGATTCGCCGGTCGATTGATATTGGTACCTAAACAGCCATGTGCTAAACGGCCATCCGAAGCTCCTGATGTTCCTAGATAACCAGGAGAAACAATTGCAAAGTTTACAGGGCGTTCTGGTGTTAAAGCTGAATACTCAACCCCCTCTGACAATAACAGCCCCGACATCATATTATTACTAATCGAGTATCCACTGGATCTTCCAATAACCGATGCCGGGATCGTGTGTGCGTAGTGAGCGAATGGGTATATCGCAAGCGCATTTTCATTAAAAAAATACGCCATCTTAGTAGTAAATGCCGGGCATATTGGCGATGGGTAAAGGTTTGAATTGCTTACAATACTAAGGTCTATAGTATTAACAAGGGTTTCAAATGAATCTGTTGTTGCAAAATACAGTTTTACATAAGGCCGGCCCCAAGCACGTGAAGCATTAGTATCTGCAACGCCACGTGCACCGACTTCAACTTTAAAATAGATTGGCGATTTATCTAGGTCACCATAGCGGTATGCTCTATGTGCCAAAGGTATATTCAGATTTGCATTATCTCCAGTCCAAGTTGTTTTTAAGGGACTGGTTGAAAAAACGGTATAATCTGGATCAAATGCAATCCCCAACGCATCCATTAAAGGAATAACATGCAGTTTATTAAACCCATGGGTTGATGCATCTGACTCAAGGGAGTGAAATAGCGTGATAATATTATGCAAATAGGTAATTAATTCACTACCAAATACAGATAGAATTGGATTCTCAAGCACGGCTAGTGATTTTAAAAATCCTTTATGCTGTGGGAATACAACCACTTTTGAGCTTTCAACAAACATAATTACTCACCTTCGATCAAATCACCGTATACGGTTTCATTCTTCCAATAGCCTTTTGCGCTATGCCACTCACTAAATGTTTTAAAGAATTTATCTTCATCTGCAAGTACATGCTGCTCAATCGCACTACGTAACCATTCCTCAATATTGTGTGTGCCACGATTCTCATCGCCGTATATTTCACAGCAGTACATTTGAAACGGTGCGGTATTAATTAGCTTGTACCAGTCATGTTTTAAAACCACATCACCGCCCATCGTGATCGGCTCAGGTGCTATGGATTCCATCTGGACGATGATCGGCTTAGGTTTGTTTTCGGACATTTAGATACTCCAAAAGCCCACACGGAATGTAGGCACTTGCGATAATGGTGCTTACACCTTGTAGATCTTATTGCTGCCGTTATCCCAAGTAATGATGATGTCACCCCCGTTAGGCGTGATCGGTAAGCCGGTTGCAGTATCAAGATAGGCCAATAATGGGCTTGTAGCTTCTTGGCCAGAATCGACATAGATCACGATGGCACCAATTGCACCACCAGAAACCGCTGTGAATGTTGCATCGTTGGCATCGGCTGCACCGCCATCAGTGGACTTACCGGTTAAAGTGACTGGACCGGCAATACGCGCAGAACCGGAAATGTCAGACAAGAATTTATGCGTACCAGCATTGACGGTATAGGCACTTGTACTTACCAGTAGAACTTTAACTGTGTCAGACAGCCAGTTGAATTGGCCTTCAAGGTAGCCTTTCCGTGCTGAGTCGTAGAGCGTATTCGCCATGATAATTATCCAAATAATAAAAACATGGCTTTATGATGTGAAAGTAGGGTCAGATTCGACCAACCCTACACGGGCCTTAAGAGCTTATGGCCAGAATGGTGTGACATGGTGTTCAAAATCTTCACGAACCTCACGACGTAAGTTGCTATCAGGCCGATCACCAAAGTAGTCAATAAATTTATACTCTGCGATCTGGGCACGGTTTGGATCCATAAACTCAGTATCAGGAATGCTGAATGCTTTATGCAATACCCATTGCACCAGGTGTGCATGATGTGCCTGATTGATTTCCGGCTGATCTGTATCCTCTACCATATCCACAAGTGGTAAACGATAGCCTTCAATGATCAAGGTGCCATCCTGCTCGGGACGTGGTACCAGGCGCAAACCTGTATCAGATTGAATGGCATGCTCTGGATCACCGATTCTGGTACGCCAGTTGCTGTGATAGCGATGACTGAGTACTTCTTCAGAAGCCAGCTTCACTTCACTTTCACATTGGCCATGTCCAAGATCAAAGCGTAAATGTGTCAATTCATAGATACGTGAATCTAAAGGGTACTGTGCCTGCCCTGCCACCACTTGAATACGGCAGATTGTGGCATCTTCCGCTTCATGCAAAAGACGGCCGCGGATACAGGCCTCATGAACTGCGTCATTTAGCCATGCATCCACATCTTCATCACTGGTGAAGTATGGTTGTACCGAATCACCGGCTTCGACACGAAATCGACGACGCAGTTCTTTTAAGTCCATATTTAGATCGCTCCAAACTGACGTACTTTCTCAATCGCTTTGTCTTTCAGCTCATCCAGCTTGAATGAGTTAGGATTTACCTTTTCACCGTAGTTCGCTTCGATGTAATCCGTCACAGCCTTCTTGGTACCGAACTGCTTGATCGATTCAACCTCATTGAAAATTCGATCCTGTTCCTGCTTCAGCTTGTCCTGTTCAGCCTTTTGTTGTGCCAGGATTGCATCGGTATCATCCAAACCTTCTGCTGCAGGTGCATCACCTGCTTCTACTTCTTTGAATTCAGGATGACTCAGGAACTGCTTGGCAAAGTTGCTTGGTACCGTACGTGGCTGGCCACAGTTAAATACCAGTTTGGTGCCGTACAAGTTATCTGTGAACTGGTCTTTCGGCCCGTCATAGACAATGGTCACGCCTGCTGTTTTAACTTGCGCTGCTGCCGCTGCACCAATTGATTGTGTCTTTTGAGCTGCTACCTGCAACTGTAGTTTTACAAGTTCGCCATTCAATGCAGACACATCATCTGGATCTGGTAAGTCTTTAAGCAAAGTCACCACTGCTTTAAACAGATAGTCCTTGGTTTTCTGCGCTGCAGGTAACTGGTCATAAGGCAAAATGCAAGGATGGGTTTTCTTTTCCAGATCTTTTACTTCACCATAGGTCCAGCCATCTTGTTCTTTTTGGGCTAACCAAGATTCATGTGACTGTTCTGGCGTAGTATCAGGGTTTTCCAAATGCAGTTTTACACCATACTCAATACTTTTTTTCAGCTCATCTGATGTTTCTTCCCAGGGTAAATGAGACTGATCACCCAGTGATGCGGAATATGCCAGATTCATTCCATGTGCAATTGCTGCCAATAAAGCGATTTTCATAATGATTCCTCATGCGAAATATAAAAAAGGGATGGTGACTCGCTGAAAATCATCCATCCCATAAACTTCATGTTTTTATACTTTTATTTAACGCGGGCCAGTCAATTCACCAGACACCACAATCTTGATGTCCGATGCTTTGGCATTGGCCGCACCACCAGTGGTGAGCGTTAAAATCGCAGGCTTTGGCAAAGTCACTAACTTGGTACCGGTTGCACGTAAACGTGCTGCGGTCGCCAGTGCACCACCACTGATAAAGTACGCTGCATCCTGCGGTACTTCGGCTGAGTCTTTACCATCGGCATATTTAAAGCCCAGTGACCCAGTCACAGCTTCGGTCATCGCCGTATTGATAAGCACCTGCGCATCATCCAGTCGGAAGCCTACTGGCAATAAACCCAACTCGATTACATCACCTGAAGCCACTGCCACATCGGAATTAGAATCCAGTACTGCGCCTGCCGCATTGGTAGCCAATGAGAAGACAAAGGCTGTCACGTTGCCGTATGGCACTGCACCACCGAAGCGATTCACAAATCCGCTTTTACGTTTAATTGTCGCCATGAGTTAAATACTCCTAAAATTTGACGGAGGGCCGATCACTCAGCCCTGTTTCAGCCTTAGCCTTGGATTTTCACTACGGTATCGACTGCAATCACACCATGATCGGTGTACTGCATGTTGCTACCATCGCCATCCACATCGACATCAAAGCGGATTTTCTTCACGCCACGAATTGTTCCGATCAAAAGCTCGGCCTTATCGCCATGATCCAGATCACCCTTTTCAGACCAGAAGTACGGCACACCTGAGGTTTTATGAGCAGCAAATGCTTCTGCCAATGCCTGGCCACCCAAGATGATTGAACGATCCACTGCATGCGTTTTACCAAAGCTTGCAGGTACAAGCGCTGACGCTTCTGTCTCAGAGGTATGGCTCGTTGCATACTTGATTGCATTACCCGCAAAGAAGCGAATTGCGTGAGACATTTTGCGGATCAGGAAACCATTCCAGATACCCACATCACCACGGAACAACGGATGCAACTTGGCATTCGATGCACGTGCTACCGCATCAGCCTGGAACTGACGGAATGTAGGCTGCTTTGAAAACCAGTTGTATTGTGCTGGGGATACCAGCCATACGCGCAGTGGTGAATCTTCTGATCCATCATCGCCTTCGACCTTAATACAAGGTGGCGGCAATACCATGTCATCCAGAACCTGCTTCATTGAATCCACAGTATCCAGTGTGAACAGGTCTGTAGTTGCCAGAGATGCTTCACCAGCATTGGTGGTAAATGATTTAACGCCTTGGCCATCAACCATGAAGTGACGGTTTTTGGTTGGTGCCAGGACCTTGTTCACCATAATTTTGGCAAACTTCGGATCTTCCTCAGTTGGGATTGGCCATTCCACGTTTTTAACGAAACCACGTGCACCACACAGATGAACTAAAAGAGACATATCGCTATAGCGATCCATCAAGTCCTGTGCAATTGGACGGCCCATACGACGGAAATCGACTGGTGAACGGATCTGCGTCATGACGTTACCCAGATCTACAGGGAAACGTGCCTGGTCTACACGCAGACGATCTTCAACGATCGACATGCCGACACCGCGACCTTCAGCATATTCGCTACCCATGATCGGATAAGCGTTTACTGGCTGGATCAGGTTGTAGGTAACTTCATCACCCAAGCCTTTACCTAAATCTTGAACACGTACAATCGGCATGTGTTTAGAGGTTTGTTTTTTAATGGTCGCTTCTGCACTACCTTCACCTTTTGGCATTGGGCCAACCAGGTTATTCAGCGTGCTTTTACGGCGTAAGCTTTTTGCAAAGAGTCCAACGGACTGTTGCATCATATTGGTTTTATCGCCGTATGCGGCATGGGTTTTATCAGTCATGGTATTCTCCACTAACAAATTTATGCACGACGGCTCATGTACGCTTCGACTTGATCAGGGGACCAGCTCTCCATTTCTGCGAGAAGCTCAGGCCCACTCAAATTCGACAAACGTTCATCAGCGGATAATGCTGCAGGTGAACCTGCAGGTAGATCCGTCACGCTGTGCGGTACTTTGGATGGAGCGTTCTGTACAGCTTGCTTGGCTTTCTCCACCATGGCCTGTGTTGGCGCTGGTGTATCAACCTTTGGACTGACATTGTTTTGGGACTTGTACAAACTTAAGAGTTCAACCACCTGCTCAGCATTACCCTTATTCAATACATCGTCATAGGCACTGCGTATAAAGCTTGGTTGCGCATCTTTCCATGCCTGAAATTCTTGCGATTCTGGAATCGATTCATAATCAGGATGTGCAGATCCGATATAAGCAAAGTGTTGCTGTTCCGCACTCAGCTGTTGCTGCTGCTTGAACGGTGCAAGGGCTGCATCCATCATGCTCTGCACTTGTGCAGATACACGCTGGCTCACCAGTGCTTCAACTCCTTTGGCAATCGCTTCTTCGGAGAAGTCACCAAACAAGGCCATCACATCGGCATTGTTTCCGCTTGCCTCAATGACTGCCTCTGCTACAGCTGCATTCTGCTGTGCGACCTGAGTGTTACCAGGTGTCTGCTGTGCTGCTAACTGTGCAGTGAGTTGTTCCACTTGCTGCTTATACTGCTGTACTTGTTCACGGGTTTCTTGCAGTCGCTCAAAAGGAATGGTGTGTTTTCCATCCTTCGCTAAGACCACAGAATTTTCCGCATTTTCTTCAACTGGTGGCGTTGGTTCAGTGGCCGGCGGTGTTATCACAGGTTCTGACGGTACCGGATCAGGTGAAGCTATCCCTGCATCTGCTTTTACGTCTTCTGGTGTAGTGGCTGGCACACTACCTGTTTCTGCAGCTGGTTCTGCAGTCTCGCCAAATAGCGCAGCTTCTAATAAGCTTGCGCCCAGATTCTGTTGATCAGCATCCGCGTTAATGTCTGTCGTTAAATGCTCTGTATTACTCATGCCTTTCCTGCCACTTATCGCTGTAGCCGCATATAGGTGAAGTGCTGACTTTTAAGAGTCGCTTGCTGTCGATTGCTCAACGTAGGCTTGAGTATTTGGGATAGAGCAATAGGTGGTCGAACCCTACACGGGGGCAATAGGTAGGCAATAAAAAAGCCACTAATTAAGTGGCTTTTTTATAATCGATTTTGCTATCGATGCATGTGGCGCAATTATGTGTAAGGTAGTTCTGCTTCTTATAAACCAGAAACTCAGACTGGCAGGTATTACAGATCCGCAGACCACATGGATATTCCCCCTTTTCACTTTGTATAAATAAAAAGTCTTCATAGGGGATATTGAGTTTCTGACTAACGTGTAATTGAGATTGCTGTGACGGCTTCTTATCTCTACGAAACCATTCGTATACAACATCTTTATTTGAAAATCCAAGTGATAATGAATAAGCCGCCCATGACATACCAGACTTTTCTTTTTCTTGCTTCACTGCTTCAATGAATATAGGCAATTGACGACGTTCTAAATATCGCTTAGCGCCATCTTCAATAGTTTCGCAGTTTCTCTTAGACACACAGAATTTGCAAACAGTATGCAAAGAATAGAAGGTTGACTGCGGACGATTGGTTTTGCACTTAGTGCATAGTCTAGTTTTATTCACTCTGCACCTCTGGTCATGGCTTTGATCTCTGCATCAGTAGCGTGACGAAACTCATCATTACTAAATGGGTATAACAAATTTTCTCCACAATCCAATAAAGAGTGATTAGGACGCCAATTGGTTGTATGTATCCAAGTCCATAACTTTGGTGCACGTCTTTTGCTGATCATGACAACCTTGTCACCTTCCTCATACATATTATGTTCACGGCGATATTCGAGAAGTGCTTTGACTAAATCTTCGTGAACAATCCACCCAGAAGAAGGGTGATATATTCCAACCTCATCAACTGCTTCTTCGAAGTCTTTTATATTTTGAGTAATAATGTCTTTAGCATTCCCATACCCGCCCAACCGATCAATCAAACTCATTTTTGATTCTCCTTCTCAATGAAAGTTGGGTTATGTGGTGAAACCCTTTTTTCTTTACGCCATTTCGTAACATGACCAGGATTATGTTGTCGCCATTCCTTCATTTGCGTTCTATGAATGGCTTCACATAAAAAACACGTACAGTTCTTATTTCCTGTTTTTCTCTCAGCATACTGCCGATAACGACATGGTTTTCCGGTAAAGTATTTTTTAAGACCATATTCTTTTGCTGTAGCACGTGAAATTAAATGCAGCATTATCATCATAGTCACCTAAAAAAAAGCCCACCCTTGGGGAAAGGTGGGCAAAAAAGGGTTAAGAACCCACAGCATTATCTGGCCCTGAGCGTAGGAGTCGAACCTACCGTACCTGAGGGATTGGTACGCGCACCGCCTGCAGCCAAGGATTCGTTCCCACAAGATGCTACGAATAACATCGAGGGGAACCGGCAGTAGTTTTAAGAGATAGCAACGCTCTACTTGTCTTTCCAAGTTGTCATCAACTTCCCTTGTGCCCGTAGCGGCTTTTATGGTTCATTCCCGTTGAAGGACAATCGACCAATATCGTGCTATGCCGTCTAGCTACTTGCGCAAATTCACTAGCAGTCCTCACAATGTCTTTCGATTCATATTGTGTTGCGCTGTCCCATGACCTTTCGGTTTCGCTTGAGTCTCACAAGCTCATCAGATGGGTTTGCCTGTCTTTCCAGGCTGTCATGTTTATCATTCTGCGGTATTCCTTCCGACTCATACCATTAAGCGCTTAATGGATGCGCGTTCCCCAATTGTTGGGTCAACCGTTCACGTCATAAACCAAGACATTCAATTCTTCAAAACCTATATTAAAAAGAGCATCCTGATCTATTACTCACAGGCTTGGAATGCCTTTTATTGTGTAGACCACTGTTTTTCATGTCCGCACTCTTTAATATAGGTACTAGTCTATTCCTAACAGTCAGCAGCTTTTTACCTAGCTTGTCATCACTTAATTGGTTCAGTGAAAACCTTCATTTATTGATTGACAAGCGCACGGTACAAACGATTTCTTGTGGTTCTGCTTTCCCTGCGGCTAACCCCAGTTGCTACTTGCATCACTCCACCACATCAGCTGTGGATTCAATCAATGTGCTCGTCTTTCCGAACCGTCAATGGAGATTAAACAAACCTTGGCTTGTTTACCGAATGATGCTCAGCACCACCCGATATATTTATAGTAAGTCGCCGGTTTACGACGACGTGTATAAAAAAAATACAAACAGTTCAAAGTGGTAAAAATTTTAATTGCTCAACAAAAAACTCAAAGGTTTCTTGCTGGATTGTTTCTGATTCATTATCGAATAGCAGACTATAACGGTCATCGATACGACGGAATGAGAACGGAATACCATCTGCGGTCATACAGTACAAATCCAGTGCATCAGATGACTCATGCTCAATAGTGAACTCGGTATCGTCAGTCCAGCTATTCAGGAAGTTGTCGAAGCGATGGGCCAGTGGCCCTTCCTCTGCATCCAACCAGTGCGGCTCATCTTCCTGTTTTGGTTGGGTCGCAATGGCCACAGCGATAGCCATGGTCAATGTAGAAAGTTTGAACGGTGTGCCAATCATGCCAACATTAATATTGCTCATAATGTTCTTATCCCTTAATCCATTTGATGATGGATATAACAGTCCACACCCTTAGACTTTAAATAGTCCTTAGCCGCACCTATACCAACTGTATTTTTATCGCCTTGGCCATATGAACGGTTTAATACGAATGAACCCGAAAAAGACCAGTGCTTATAACAACTGATCCCAGCATTATTCAAAGTTGATTCTCTTACGCCTTTCAGGCCACAGATGACCAAGGCATCCATATTCGCAGTCCCACCATCATTGGTCTTATCTGCGGCCTGCTGACCGATGGACAATGCCTCATCGATCAGCTTTGTGAGTTCCGAATACTTACTCAACCCAGCACCCATTCATTTTTATAGGCTATTTCTTTAAGTGTGCGGATTGCCGCTGCAAATGCCACTTCTTCAGTGATACCACTCTGTGTAATTGATGGCGTAGGTTCTGGCGCATGATTCACAGATATCGTGCAAGTCCAATAATCCTGCTGATTACTGGTAATTGCCCAGACATATGCAAATGCCACAGGGCCTACATACTTAAGAACCTGCTGTGTTGGGATGCTTTCCCATGGATGTTCAGGTAGTAGATCGCCTAAACCACGATTCGACACTTCTGCTAAAGCATCTGAAGATGCTGTATCACAATTGTTTGCACATTTCTGAGCGCTTGAATTGACTTTGATATCATCAGTAGACCCACCGAGTTCTTTTGCTAATCGCGTTACAACCAATTCACGCAAGCCATAAGACTTAATATGGTTATTACCGAGACATTCCCGCAGTTCTCGGATCAGATTTGGATCGGTGAAGGTTGAGTTATAACCAACCGCTGATGCTGAGCAAAGCTTCGATCCTTCCTCTGACTCTGACGGCTCTTTAGGATCTTCTGGCAGAACTTCACCTAGTTCAGCTTTAGGACTATTACTAAAACTTACGCTCGCAATGCCTTCACCTATACCAAGCGCAAGAGCTTGATTCACCAATTCACTTATTGGCTCACGTAAAGCACCAGCCTTAGTGACTGCATCAGTTAGTTCTGGTGAAGCACCACATTTTTCAATGGCCAAACACAGATCATAGATTTGATCCAAAATTGGGATGCGCGTATCAAGAAACTTATCAACTTTTACACTAAGTTCTTTTAGTTCATCTGTATGTGACATGAATGTCTCCTGGTGGATTATTTATGGCGATCTTTAGAATTAATGTCTTTGATATATGCATGCTCCATCAGGTACGACGCAGCCATGATGATCAAGGCGCACACTGTCAAGGAAATGACAACCGCAGCAAGGCCAAGGCGTTCCACTCGATAGAGGATTAATGAAAAGATCAGCAAGCTGAGAAGGATCAGAAGAATTATTTTTTTCATGTGCATCATCATCTCAAAGACTATGCAGATGATGATGCTGTTGTGAGTTACGTCGTGTTGTATAAAAAAAAGGCGAATAGATTAATTAATTTTCCAAAATAAAAAAGGCAGTCAAATAGACTGCCTTGATTGAAAAATTAAAATTACGCTTAAAATATCTGGTCATTTAATTTTCAAGATATAAATTACAGCCTTCTGCCTGAAACTTGCATTAGTCTGAAATCTTTATGTCGTACTTCGAAGTACAGATAGCTACGCTCAGGATACTCACTAATTTCAACTCTATTAAAATTCTCAATAGCGTAGTTCAATTCTTCTGGAATTTTAACCTTCAAGTAATCGATTGTGAATCTTGCATCTTCACAGATTTCATAATTATAAACTCCATTATCTACATGAATTGACAAGTATATTCGCTGAAACTGAATATTATTTTGATTAAAATCTTTAACCTGAAGGTCATAACTTTTAATTTGACTGCCCGTAACATTCAGCTTCTTCTTTGACATTTTAATAGCATCCTATATTTCTTAGGGTTATTCCTAATATCATGATTTTGGGGATGAATTTCTTAATTTCAATGATTTAACTTAAATTATCACTGGTCCGCGCCGTCTCAATTCCTTGCAACCCAGTAGATGGCTGCTGCGGTACCGGTGGGTTCATTGGCGACGTATTCTGCTGTACTTGCATATCAGCAATACCTTCACTGCCGATCTGCGCACCTTCCCCTTCCAGGTATGGAGAGCGGATATCACGTGCTGCTACTTCACCAGGTATAGGCAAGTTCGGATCATCACCCATTGGATTCGGACGCTGATACCCAGCACCCTGCATAATGATATCGGCAATCGGTGCTGCTTGTGGTACCTGAGCCACTTGTACTGCTCCTTGGACTGCGCTGTATTGTGACTGAACACCTGTCTGTACAGCTTTAGCATCCACCAACTTGATATCACTTTCTGTTTTACGCTCTTTCAAACGCAATTCTTGTAGCTTGATCTCATTGCCAGATTCTTTCAGTGCCTGAGCCACTGCATCCTTAATACGTTGTTCCACTTCCTCAGGTGTTGGTGCATCCACCGCATCACGAATGCTTTGGATAATGTCACGCTTGAATGGTGTGTCTGTAAGCGCAATAAGGTACGGCAGAATCGTCTGCTGGATATTCGGTGGCAAGGATTTGGTAACTTCGGACAATGCTGCAAGCTGCTGGGCACGGAAACCACTGGTACTTGGTACATCCTCAAGAATGACTTTGATCCGGGTACGCTGTACATCATTAGACAGATAGGTATAACCCATTGGATCTGTCTCAGGCTTATTGATATGCACACGACGCTCTGCAGTAATCGCATCACCTTCGATCACCACTACTTCTTCCTTGCTGCCTAAGTCTTCTACAATCATAGAAAGTAATAACTCACCGACCAGGGTTCGAGATTCCTTAAAGTGATCCATGATTTTACGCAATGCCTGATTCGACTGATCAATCTGCAGCTGCTCTTGTCGTCCACTGGTTGCTGTACCCTGACGGCCCTGAAAGCCTGAAGTAATACTACTGGTACGTTCAATCGAGATCCGGCTATCTTCAAGCAACTTAAATTGGTGCTGATTCAACTCAAAGTCACGTTCAACTTCAAACTTTGCTCCAGTCTTGGCCATATGCTGCTGATTCAGTTCAATGTAGGCATCTGGACGTGCAATCTGCTGCATAATCTGGCCACGTGTCATCTGTGATGCACCACGTGTAGTGGTCACACGTACCGAACTTAAACCCCAGCGCAATTTAGCCTGGGTTGAATTGATCAGGTCTTGGCTATACTTCATGTCACGTACAAAGCCATATGGAATGCCGGTATTGTCCTCACGGAACCCTATAAACGGGACATATGGGAAACTTTCATGGGGATATGGTGTAGGCCCATCGTATAAGCAATGTGGTCCCATCCAATAGCTACGACGCATTTTAGCCACTGGTGCACGTTCAGGAATGGCATAACCATTTGCTGCAGCATAAATATGTGCTGGATTGTTTTCGTCAAACTCAACGATCCGGCCATCATCAAAGCGCAACATGGTCAGTTCTACCCAACGGCGATACCATACTTCTGAGACATTAATCTCTTTAGAAGTCTGATCGAACCAGAAACGCTCAGTCTTAGACCAGGCTTGAGCATCACCCCAGGCATTACGCAGACCGGTAGAGTTACCACCATCAATCATACTGTCATGCTGCCACCACAAAGCACCATGTCGGCCAATCGTTTCAATCAGCTCTTTATGCTGAGGGAATGCAATCTTAAGACGCTGCGGATGTACCCAGCGATTACGACGCAACCAACGTGCATCACTTAGATCATCTTCCTGGGCTTTCATATCCCAATGAATTTCATTGCGGTTCACTGCAACACAGCGATATGGATACTTGAGCGGATCTGCTTCACGTTTGACCTCAACCCAACCGATACCACAGCCAATCATAGGTCGGAATGCATCACTACACGCTTTATCTGCCTTGGATAGCCGCTCTGCCTGATTCAACTTATAGTTCAGTGCATCTGCAACATCTTGTCCACCAGGTTCACCATTGGGTGTCACACGCCAGTCTGTCCGTGTTTCCAGTTCATGACCTTCAATTGCACGCAATGCAGGACCAATCATATTCTCAATTGCAGGAGGAATACCGATCAGCTTCATCCGGGTCAGTAATTCACTGTCCAGCTGGTTGCCGTCGGCATAGTCCATTTCTTTATCTGCAGTCGTACGCCAGTATGGTTGCTGTTCTATCTCGTCATGGATCTCATTGAGCTCTTGAAGGTTCAATGCCATTTCATCTATAACTTCTGGCGTATCAGTCACTGAGTTTTCATCATTCTGCATGCTGCTACCTGTTCTACATTAGTCGCCAGTCGACTGGCTCATCGTTGTAGTTATCTTGGCGTTTTGGTTCATCTTCTGCGAACCCTACACGGCTCGTCATGTCTGCTATGTCTTCGATCATCCCTGCATCTTTGGCTTGTGCCCATTGACGTAATGCATCGGCACCTTCCGAGCAACCATTGGCCTTGTTAGGCTGATCAATAAAGCATTTATCTGCTTTGGAGAATTTCTTCTGATAGCCTTCGATACGCTCAATACCCAATTTGCAGCCATCTTTATCGAACCAAGCATTCTTTAGATGCTTACGTGTGGACTGAATACCGTGGATCAGTTGAGTAATACGCGGCACAATCACAAAGTTATGTCCTGGTAATAGTTCTTCCAGCTGCTCCATAACAGACTTGTTAAAGTCACCTAGGCGCTGGTGTGCGGCATCGTGTGGCAGGAAGTGGGTGTGGTAGATGTAATCGTGTGATTTGATCTCTGCTACATAGTGTCTTAGATCTTGGCCATGCTTCTCGTAGTAGCGAATAAAACGGTCTTGGCCGTTCATGATCTGTTGGTACCAGATTGCACAGCCGTCATGATTCCCGATATCCCAATAGGTATAAGTCGGTACATCCAATACTTCGATCTGACCAATACCACCACGCTTACGCAGTGCCAGCATATCCTTGGCATAGTAGTTACCATCTTTGGCCACCTGGAATGCTTCATCAGGGAATGATGGATATTCCTGCCACATCTTGGCACTATCACCGCGAAGGTCGTTGTCCCGTGTCAGCACATACCAGGCACGCTGATCAGGATCGAGACGCATCTTGATCCCCATTTTCTGGCGTACGATCAGCTCAACTTCATCCAGTTCTTCATGATCTCTGGCTGAAATATTGACTTGAGTAGAATCAATCCGGTACTTGGGCTCTTGCCACCATGCATAGAAATGGAAGCGGTAATCCTTGGATGTGAGAATTTTACGGAGTAAGTAGTTGGTCTGTGCTGCCTGAACCATTGCATAGAATGAACCGTTACGTCCTTCCGCCGTGGATTCAATCACCAGCACACCATTGGTCGGTACAGTTGGGATCGAACCGGTAATAACCTCATCATCTTTGGCCGGATCACTCGCACAGATCTTACCGAACTCGGAAATCAGCATGCGGTGGATGGTACCGGAACGGAATGATGTCGCTACACGGATGCTTGATCCATTGTGGCCAAACTCAATTTCTGACTTGTTGTAGGCTTTTAAAGGAAAGCGTGCTCTGATTTCATCTGGAAGGTTGTCATAGGCAAACTTGATCTTGTCCTTGAAGATACTGAAAACCGTCGGCAAGTCCTGAGCGATAATGGCGCAGTTCTGGTTAGCATTGAACAGTGCATGGTCCAGCCACAAGATACAGATCAGCGTAGTAAAACCAAGCTGACGTGCTTTTAAGATAATATTGCGGTGCCACAACCGGTTTAAAAATTTGATCTGTGCAGCGTTCGGTTTAAATGGCAGTTCAAAAGTATCGGCTTCAATGACATTTCCCAAGTCATCCTTAAAGTCATCACCCTTAATTTTGATCTTATATAGACAGCCTGAAAAAATACGCCACTGTGGGTCAGCCAGGCATCTTTCCAGTTCTTCTTTATTTGTGGGTAGTTCGGCTAAGTGAGTGTTATACATCATATAATCACCACTTTTGCACAATCATGGTGCAGTTTTATTGCACGTACGTGCATGAAATGATTTTGATGTGGGTCGTTGGCCGTCTTATTCACGTAGCGTCCCCATTTTCATTATCGAACTCAGGGTCATGTGCTACAGGCTGGAATGTGGATGAGTTGCTTTGAGCAATTCGATTGATCAATGCAGTCAGGTCATCAGCTTTTTCTTCTTGTTTTTTATCCAGGCCATAAGCTTGTACTTCCAGACCAACCAAAGTCTTGAGTGTGTCGCCCAGATCCTTCATCGACTTCACTCGGTTCGGTAGCTGGATAATCTTGTGGTACAGGTCATTCAGCCTGTCTTGGCCTTTGTCATCTTCCTTGCGCATGACTTCGCCAAAATCTTGCAGCAATGCGATGTTGTCGAGTCCGATTAAGTGCTCAAGTTCATCGAACAGACCCATACATAAATTTCGGGCACGCTGGATATCTTTACGCTGATTGATCTGGATGCTAGCAATCAGATTGGCATTAGCATCAATGGTTTCTTTTTCTGTGGCCTTATATTCTGGTGAGTTGCGTACCTCAGTGCGTACCACTTCAGTGCGCACTATTGCCTCTGCTTTTGCCTTGATTTTTCCGTTTAAATCGCGGGTCCATTCCTGTGTCTTTGCACGCTTGCGAATAGCACCATCAGATACGCCAAAGGCTTGTGCTATCTGTCTTATAGACTGCACACCTGCACGATATTCGATTTCAATACGTTCCCAATCAGGAGCTGTTTTCTTCTCTGACATCACACCACCTTTGCTTACAAGGTGATGATGGGAGTGCGCAGTGCGTACTGTCGAACCCTACAGTTTTACGCAGTGCGTACGGTGGATAGATGTTCCACGGAAGGATGATTTATTCTTTTTTCTAATTTATAGTGACTCTAACTATAAATACACTTATCACATTTCGATTACAGGATACCAAAATGTCTTTATTAGACTCATACAGAAGAACTGTTCAAGATACAGCTAAAAAGATTTCCCAGGCTCTAGCAAAAAAAGGGAAAGAAACTGAAAGCATTTCAAAAGAAAATACAAAAATTGCAAACTTAAAAAGACAAATTAATAGTACTAGTTCACTAACTACAATTAAAAGTAAGAGTAAAGAGATTGAAAGATGTGAGGCGGCAAAAATAAAACATTATGACAATATAGCTAAACATGAGAAAGAAATTGCAAGTTTAGAGAAACGTAAAGGTGAATATGAAAAAAAGGTCTTCGCTGAAGAAACAAAATTAGCTAAACAAAATCAAGTTAAAGTCGATCGTGCTAACAAGGAACAGGCAAAGTTAATGGCCAACTTATCTTCTACTGTGAAAGATCATTCACAGGAAATCAAAAAACTAAAAGAATTACCGAAAAAAATTACTGTTTTATTTCTAGCGTCTAATCCACGTGATCAAGGGCAATTAGGGTTAGATATTGAAGTGCGATCTATAGATGAACAAATTAGTAAAGCGCGTCATAGAGATTCTGTGAAACTTGAATCTAGATGGGCAGTTAGGCCTGGTGACATTTTGCATCATCTAAATACTTGTGAGCCAACTATTGTCCATTTCAGCGGTCATGGCAGTGATGACGATGAGTTGGTTTTAATGAACAATAATGATGAAACAAAGTTGGTATCACTTGAAGCTATCGTTCAAGCTATGAGCGTAGCAAATGATAATTTACGATTGGTTTTCTTTAATACCTGCTCTTCGTTTAATCAAGCATCATTAGTCACCCAACATATTGAATGCGCAATCGGGATGACCCAAAGTATTACTGACGAAGCTGCACAATATTTCTCTGCTCAGTTTTATTCATCTATTAGCTTTGGACATTCAGTTCAAAAGTCATTTGATCAAGCTAAAGCAGCCTTAATGCTAGAAGGGATTGATGAAGCACAAACGCCTATGCTGTATGTAAAAGATGGCCTATCTGCCAGTGACATATATTTACTGTCTGCTGAATAGCTTTTATCTAATTAGTCATATCAATACATTTTGATATGACTATTTCTTATTATCCATCCTAACTATGGCTTCCTGAAGAAATGCGTCACGATCTGCTGCCCAAGGTTATTAAATACATGCAGAGTCTTTATATATATTCCATGCTCGTGTCGAAGCGGTTGGCCAGTGTGAACAGCAAAGATGGTTAATGGTACCTTGGGTGCGTTTGGATCTAGCAGTATCCAGACGCATGACTGTCCATCACTCAGCTCAATATCCAATACCTGAGCACCTTCTGATACTTCAAAAGTTTGCTCCCATGCCTGAGTGACAGGAAATTTATGTACTACTTTCATCAAACAGGCCTCCTTGGATTTTCTCCTCATGGATACGCTCAATACTGCGTGTAAGCTTACTGACTTGGGTAGCAATGTTATTTGTGAGGTAATTCATGCTCCGACCCATCTCAATATTGCTGTGCTGCATGGCATCGCTCATCATTAAACACCCAAAATCCCGTGCTTCTTTAGGTGTTAAGGTCAGCACAATATCATCACCGATTTCAATCTTTACCGTACCGTCATTCAGCACCGTTTTACTAATCATGCGTGCAGGACGATGCTGTTGCACCGGCATATAAACACCACGTTCAACGCGGTTCACCTGATTTGTATCCACCAGATAACTTAAGCGATCATCAATCTGTCCCCGGGTAAGATGTGGAAGTGCGATTTGCAGAGTTTCACGTGTGATAATCTGCCCCTGGTTATGCAGATCCACACATGCTTCATAGATCATGATCGTTGATGACTTCTTTTCATCATTCTGTTCTGCATCAGTGTGTTTCTTACGCTCGGCCATATCTACCTACCCCTTTAAATCAAATCCAGATCAAGTACAGTGAGCGTGGCCCAATGGACTGCACCTGTATCTATGAAATAGCAGTTATGACGTTTGACAAGCTGTGGTGAAACGCTATGGCCAAGTATCACTGCATGCACATTTTCAACCGCTGAATACTGAGTTCCTTCCCAATCCCCGAAACGATCACGTCCCCACATTACGTGATCTGCTACATGACGACCTTCGATTACTGAATTTAAGTCGTTTTTGAAGGTATCCCAGTTGTTGTGTTCAATATGGCCATGCACAAACCCAAAACGCTTGCCCTTATAGTCAACTTCAATCGCTATAGGCAACTCGGCAAAGGTGTGTGCAATGTTGTACATAGCTTGGCCATCGAGCATATAAAACCATTCACCACCATTGGCGATATGGCAGCGCTTTGCAGATTCGTTATGTAGGCCTTGAACACATAGATCTTCATGGTTACCACGTACAGCGCTAAACCATGACTGAGAAAGTAATTCGATGCACTGCAGGTTTTGTGGTCCACGATCGACCAGATCCCCTACAGAAACCAGATGATCTTTCTCAAAATCAAAGCCAATATCATGTAGTTTCTGTATCAAAAGGTTATAACAGCCGTGTAGATCACCAACGGCATAGAGCTTTCCTTCAATCTGCTTTTCCAATTTTTTGAATAGTGCCATTTAGACCTCTTGAATTTCTATGCCATGTTTCAACATCATGAGTTGCTTTTTCAGCGTATACACCGGATTTGTCGCAGTTGATTTACACTTCACATCTTCAACAATGGTCTGACCGGTCTTGAGATCGGTATATACAAAGTCTGCTTCATAATATCGTGCTGCAGTTCGGCTCTTTTTTGATGGATACTGCACCGAATCAATAATTTCAAAGCGTACGTGATGCTGTAAACCAGCAATCAATCCCATACGCTGCATGGTCTTCAGCTGCTCATACCGACGCTGCTCTTTTTTTGAATCAAACTTAAGCCCGTCCTTTTCGGTCTTAATATTGTTGTATTTTGGGGTTTTCTTTTTTGGATCAGGTACAGGCTTAGCGCATAAGTGCCCCAAGCCTGCTTTCCGAAGTTCCCGATCAGTCAATACCGCTGGCATAGGCTATTTATTCAGCAGCCAGATCCCAGGCACACACCAGCCCGGTATTTTCTGACATGAGTTCATCCAAAGATTTAACCTCTGGTAAGCCAGTGACTGCTTTATCAGTATTCGAATTAAACGCTGCCATAATGCGACGTTCAAAATTGAAGTACATCCCCGCGCTGGCCAATGCCAGGTGTAAAGTATTTGGTTTCAACATCATATTGTTCCCCGTTTGTTCTGAATCATTTGATAAGCCTTAAAGCCAACTCGAACCGGCATATAACGATATTCATCACCGTCACGCAAAAACAACGCCGTACCACGGTTGGCCAATAAGGTTGGGTAAAAATCCTGTGTCTTTACCCAAGCCTGATAATCCACATGTAGATCAAATGCAGCCTCATCCTTATGTTTCTTAGATTCACACTGCATTCTTCTCTCCAAAAATTTATGCTTGTTGCTGCGCAATTTGTTCATAAACCCATAATTGCCGCAGGTTTCGTTCAGCAACTTCAATGCCCTGTTCTAGCCATGAGTTCACAGCCAGATATTCCTTGTAGGCCGCAAGGCTCTTAAACTCGACATCAGCACTGATATATATCTGCATATACTCAATAGCATGGCCTTCTGGTATGTCCTTCCGGGCATCAATGGCATCAGACAGTTCTTGCTTTAAGCCCTTCCACCCCACTTTCTTTAAACCCATGCCCAGATCCACCCTGGCATCCGCTTTACCTTGCCAAAGTTCACAGTGGTGCATCTCTGGAACTCTCTGCTCATACGGCACGGTAATCATGTTGGTATCTTCATCTTCCACATTCATCAAATGAATATTTGTATGAATAAACCACTCACACGGCTTGATATGATCGAGCGCCAGAACGATACCCATGTTCTGCCAATCGTATGCCCCTAACGCTATATGGAACGGTAACGTCTTGCTGTCTGAAAAAAGATCAAATAATTCTTTTTCATCTAATTTCTTGCGTTCAATGTACTCATGCACATGATGGCCAACATATTCCATTTCCATTGGGAACTTTTGGGCCATGTCACGACGCAATGATGCGTCGTGCTGGTACTGTCTGATCGCTGCCGGCGATATCCGGTTTGGGTTGAATTTCTTCTTACGAACTTTTAGCTTGGACATTCTTCTTTCTCGATTTCGCACAATCCACACAAGCACTATTTGAAACGTAACGCAGTTTTAAACCGCATTTTTTACATGGCTTACCTTCATAGGTATCTGCCTCATGTGTTCTATAAACCGTAGTAGATTGCCGTGCTCCACCTTTGCTTTGTCTGCCTTTGCTGGCATATTCATTTTCCGCTGGTTTATAACCGCTTTGTCCTGCTGGGATCTGGGTAATCTGGTTGCCCTGTTTCTTAAACTTTGCGACTTCCTTTTCCCAATACTCGCGCTGTGTCTGTTTCAGCTCAGGATTTGTAAATTTGTGAACGACTAGCTCAACACGTGGCATAAATGTGTCTTGGCCTAAACTCATGCGGTAATCACCCTGTAATACTTGATTGAAATTTTGATAAATAAAATTTGATATAAGTCACGACGATTTACGCGACATCTCGCCACACCAGAATTTCAGACTCCTGACGACGGTTGAAATAAGCAAATACGTCATCACGGTTAAACGTGCATTCTGCAATCTGCAGGTCTTTCGCCTTGGCATATCGCTCAACAAACTTTTTATCCAAGCTCCAGCAAATTGACTGCTCAATTTCAATTGGATCCGCATAGGCCCGATACGCCTTCAATTTTTTAGGCAAACGTGCAAACTCACGACGTTCACTGGTTTTCATAATTTTCTGACGGTTTCTGCGTTTACTGCGAAACATCACCATCCAGTCGTTTTGATCTTTAAAACAACCACCAGCTTTCCATGCAGTACCCAGCATGTTCCAGTAGGCACTATCATCGATAATTTTGTTGTGATTATCCTGCATGAAAGCCAGCATCATGTGATGTGGTACCAGGCACATAGCTCGGGCAATATTAGAATCGTTGTTCATGCGGCACCTTTGTATTTTTCTTCATGCTTAAAATTCGCTTCTACTAAAGCACGTGATAATTGAGGACAAACGGAATTGCCAACCATTCGGGTCTGTTCGGTTTTAGTCAGTCGGATCTCATCACCATGCTCATTAATCCCGCGCTCAAAAATATAGTTTTCCGGGAAACCTTGGGCTTTGAATAATTCAACCGGTTGCAGCATCCGAAAACCAATATCAGAGATTTGATAGTCTTGACCTTGGATTTGAACCAGACCAAAACGATCGCGTGTTGGGATAGTGCGTAAAGGTGTATCGATAGGATTCCCGTCTTTTTCATTGCCATAAAATGCAGTTAAAAAGGCGCGAACTTCAGCAAATTGATTCACTGTAGTCATTGCATGAAGTGGTGAATCAATAGTTTGACCAGTGCAATTTTTCTTCATTTTGGAAAGATGGCTTACAACTAAAGAATTGTGATCTTTCGCTGTAATAGTGTGCACAGGCTCAACCACTGAACTGCCAATTACTCCCGTATAGTTTTTTGCCAAATGTGCTGAGATTAATGCGTGGTGTCCTCCTTTGGTTTGAGCACAAATAGTGCGCAGAGGTTCGTTAGACGGCATTGATCTTCTATTTGATGCGTTTGCACATTCGGTAAGTACTGGAGCTATTTCACCAACAATAAATGGGCTTGGATTTTTAACCACAAACTTATCCAATCCAGCAGCGATACGATCCATGGTGGCTTTTGCCAATGGGCGCTTACGAGTGAAAATACTCGGGCAATCAATGGACCAGTCAATACATTCAGCAGCTGTACGCCATGGCTTCAGGGTTCCTTTTCTTACTTGGATAGAATCTGGATGTCCATGTGTTGGTTCGGGCCATTTAATTGGTAAACCATCACGACGAGCAATCAAGAAGAAACGTTTGCGAATGGTAGGTGAACCATAATCACAAGCCCGTAATTCATTCCATTCAACTTCATACCCTTGACGTTTAAGCGCATTCACAAAGCTTTTGAAGGTACGTCCTTTACCTTTAGGACAAGGTTTACCATCCCTCCCCAATGTTCCCCATGTTTTAAACTCTTCAACATTCTCCAGCATGATGACACGTGGACGGGTTTTTGCAGCCCAGCGCAATGCTACCCAAGCTAATCCACGGATTTTCTTTTCAACCGGTTTACCACCTTTAGCTTTACTAAAATGCTTGCAGTCCGGGGACAGCCAAACCAGACCTACCGGCTGATTACCTGTAGCTTCGATAGGATCTACATCCCATACGCTTTCACAAAAGTGTTTAGTATCTGGGTGATTGATACGATGCATAGCCAGTGCTTTTGGATCATGATTAATTGCAACATCTACCGTACGGCCGAAAGCTTGCTCAAGACCGGTACTAGTCCCACCACCACCTGCAAAATTATCAATTATCAATTCATGCGGAAGTAAATTAAAACTCACACCCCACCCCCTAATCTCACCAAAGCAGCACCAATCAACATAAAAATAAACAGCAGTGTCTTGTTTAGGTCTTTCATTCAGCACCACTCCAGCCATGACAGCAGTGATTGCATCCATCAAAATCATATGGATTGTGCTGCCAGTTAATTTTTCCGCATTCAGGGCAGTTGAAGCGTGTCATTGGATTCGGATTTCTCCGACTTATTTTTTTTAGGTGTTTAGGCGTTATTAATCCTGCACCTTGGACCATCGTGCGTTTATTTACTTTTCTAAAATCAAAAGTTCTGCGTTTAGATTTGTCTGCCAGCTCAAAAGGAACCACAACATAATCGTTGTGATTGATACACTCGGCTGCTGTACGCCCAATTACTTGAGCATGTAAAAAATTGGTTGATTTACTGCCATTCAAATCAGTCCAGTACACATCATTGCCATCCCAGATGCCTTTAACAAAAAACACATACTTATCAGATGGGCTTAAGTCTGATTTTGATGGTAAATACTGATGATCAACCTTCCAAACTGCTAATGCATCGACATGATCAGCGGATAACGGTAAGTCATACTCTCGAGCATGATTAAATTTCCGTTGTGCTTCTTCAAGTGTGCATTCATGAGCCTGATCGATATCAGTGTGATACCCCTTAAATTCTTTACACTGAAAACTAACATTTGATCCAACATTGTCCCGGAAACACGCTAAATAAAATCTGTTCTTCACGACACATCCCCAAAATCAAAAGCTGACTGGTGAACAGCAGGCTGACGATCCATGAAAGGTCTGGTGAGATCAGCTAACAAACGCTGCTCTTCTGCTTCAACCAGTGGCATAGCATTCATAATATTGCGGTACTCACGGTTACTCAGGCTCTGCTCATTGGCTGGCAGGGTGATATACAGCACCTGGTCTTCAGTCATATCCACAAACTTTAAGATCATCTTGCGACGTGACAGGTTTTTAGTACCGGCATTGAACCAGTTCTTGATTCGGCTTAGTTTGATCAGACCGCAAAACTCATTTGGATCTTCACAGTGATGGTGAACAGGACGCGGTTTAAAGTTTGGCCCTGGTAATTCAGTGATCTTCCCCTTGTACCCCTTTAGCATTTCATCCAGTGCACGACGTTGAGCCTGCTTCTCTGAATAATTCCCCACGTAACGTGCCGCTTTTTGTGCTTCTATGTGCTGTAAAGTCATCTCAATTCCCCTCGAAGATGCTTAATTAATTTTTGATAGAGATCCTGAACCTGCCTGTGTTAAGCAGCGATATCAGGTAAATCCCCATTAAACCCAACCTGTTTTAAATAACCTTCCCACTTCTTCGCCTGGGCCGGATCTTTGAGTTTCACGGCGATACGGGCAGCAAGTTTTTCGTAAGTCTCACCTGGTTCACTGAACTTGCTTGTGAACTCTGGGTGGTGTGAAAGTTTTTCAGCGAATGTAAAAATCTGTTTTTCAGAAAGGTGCTGGCTTTGGTATTTCGTACCTGCAGGTTTTGCAGAAGTTTCTTTTGAATATTTATTTCGGTATGCGTTGATCACCCAGTCAGCGAAGTGATAAATCATCAGCTCATCGCTCATTGGTTTTTCAGCGTTGTAAACTTCAAAGGCACGTTTTTCACGTTCAATCCATTTCGAATCCACGATGATTTCAAAATCGATACTGTCATCGGTCAAAAATATTTCTTCACGAAGTTTGTTAAAACAAAACCATGATTTTTTATTTTTAGATTCTATTGATAGATTCTTTGAAAGATTCCGTGTCCCAACGTTGGGACTCTTTCCACGGAACGTTGGGACTCTTTCCGCGGAACGTTGGAACTGTTCCGTTGTTGGGACTGTTCCAATATTGGGACCCTTTAAATCCTCGTTTTCAGCGTCAAAGAGTTCCGTTGTTGGGACTGTTTCACGGCCATTTACACCGACCAAACGATAGACTTTAACCTGCTTGGTTCTGCCCTTTCTTTCACCAGTATCTTCAATTAATCCGTCTTGAATCAGCTCATCAATAATTTTGAGCACAGTCTTTCGATCCATCTCAGTGTCTTCCACCAGACGTGCAACACTTGGATAAGCACAATGGTCCTCACCTGCTCGATCGGCCAGTGACAGAAGGACTAACCGCTTAAGAGGTTTAGTACTTCCGCCCGCCTTTTGTTTCTGGCGCACTTTCCATGCCCAGGTGGTTGCGTCTAAACTCATGCAGCTACCTTTCTATTTTTGTTGACCAACCCAGTAATGCGGGTCAGGCCGAATGCAGTAACGCGCATATGTAAGAAAACGCGTTCTTTCCCATCATTGCGATTCACGATCACTGGTGACGTACGGTTGGTAAATACCTTGTTCAAAACGTATTGAGCATGCGGCTGCAGCTTGCGATCCGCATCTCGATAGATCCATTTTTTGTCTATCAGAAGTTTGATTAGATCGGATTCACGGATGCCGATGGTTTTCGCACAGTCCCGTAAACAGTAGGTATTTGACGTATCAGCAATGGTGTCGAGTGCCTCAGCCTTGGGTGCCAGTTCAGCAACTTGTTGTTGTGCCAACTGCTTGGCTTCAAATTGTTCGGCCCAGGCACGTGCAGCAGCAGCTGGATCAGTGAAGTCTGGAAGTAATGCGACAGGTTGTTTCAGGGCTTCTTCCATCGCTGTCATGCGGTCAAAGACTTGGGCCTGTAACTCATAGCTGTATGACATGGCCAAAAGACAAGATTCGCGTTTTGGAAAGCGGTAGATTTGGCGTTGCACAGTTCCACCAGTGCCATTCGTGTAATTATCAGCCGCAAGAAATTTTGCAGCTGCATCTACACCTAAAACCTGCGGAACTTTAGCCATAAAACTACGATGTTGTAACTCAACAAATGGCTTTTCAGCAGTCGCAACTTCTTTACGATGTTTGTTAATAAATTCAACAAGTTCCGGTGATGACATAGTAACTTGCTGTGTGGTATTATTAGGCTGAATTTGTGTGATTGAATTCATCGTTTTAATCTCCAAAGATTGAAACACTTAAAAAGCCTGATCTGATACATCAGGCTTTTTCTTTGCCTATTTGGTCATTCCGATCTGATAAATCTGAGCGGTGCTCATAGTTCTTATCGTTCCCTGTCAAACCAAATATCCTTTGTTTAATCTTGGTCTCAGCTCTTAACTGATCGAGATGAGGCATGATTAAAGTTTCAAAAATATATTCACTAGCACCCTGCCCAGCGCGTTGCACTTCAGCTAAACCAGCTAACTGGTCTTTAATGGCTTGTGGCATATGCATAGTGATGGATGCATCTTTTTTAGGTCGTCGTTGCCTGGTCATTGTTTTTCCTAAACTAGAAGAACTTTTCGGTCAGCCTTTAGTGCACCATTTGTCAAAACCTCAAATGATGCTTGAGTGCGTGGTGGAATACCGTTTTTCTCCCACTCTGTAATAGTTGAACGAGCAGCAGAAATTTTTTGGGCTAGTTGTGACTTATTTTTCACTTCATAAAAAGCGATTAGCTGATCAACAGTCATATTCAAAAACCTGAACTATTTAGTTTCATTAATTGAACTATACGTTCAGGTAATTGTCAATTTATTTGTTCATAATTTTGAACACAAATAAGTGAGATTTTTCCCATGTACCAATCTGTATCAGACCGAATTCAACAACGCATGGCGGAGCTTGATCTTTCACAAGCAGACTTAATGCGGTCAACTGGTGCTGCCCGAGGAACGGTTTCCGGCTGGGTAAATGGTAGTAACAACCCTAGTGCAAAACATATTGAGGCCTTATCTAAAGCCTTAAAAACAACATCTCACTGGCTTTTAACCGGTGAAATTTCTGGTTCTTTTCACACAGATCAAATATTGGAGACAGTTGTTACTAATGACGAGATTCGTGATCACTTTGTTTGGATAGAGGTAGTTGAGGCGAATTTTTCATGTGGTGAGGGTGAATCTATTGAATTTCACTTTGATGCTATAAACGGAAAAATTCCCTTTCCACCTTCTTTTTTAAAAGATAAAAATGTCACAGAACAAACCATGAAAATTATAAAAGCCAAAGGTGACAGCATGGCTGATTTTATTAAAGATGGTGATTTGGTGGGTATCAATCTATCCCAGACAAATATTATTGATGGTGAAATTTATGCTGTTTATCTTGCTGGAGAAGGAATGATTAAACAGATATTTAAAGAAGCTGATGGCTCTTTGATTCTCCATAGTCTTAATGAAAAGTATCGAGATAAAGTAGTCACAGAAGAAAATGGGAAAAACTTCAAAGTTATGGGCCGTCAAATTTGGCGTGCAGGTTAATAACAAGGATTAAATATGTCTACAGTCCAATTAATGAATCAAATCATTGAAAAGTTGAATAGAGCGGCTGATCTCAATCAAGAGCTTACTCTTTCAAAAGAAGAAGTTATTGAATTGCGTGAAGAGCTTGGTGACAGTGTATATATACCTGTCCTAAGCATGGAGGAAATGGCTCAATTTAGCAAAGATCAAAAAACCAAATAGATAGTACAAATAAATAGCATTGAGAAGCCATGAACCCGACATGGCCATTTTGGATCGGGGGGAGAATAAAGTGGGTGGATTTATTATTGGTGCCATAGTTGTACTTGCTCTATGGGCCTTTATCTCCATGAGATCAAAAGCAAAATCTTACGAAGCGTTTAATGCATTGGATGAGGCAGAAAATTGGTTTGCTAAGGAAGGCATTAATTCTTCGTCTGTAAATTTTAGCGCTTACAATGATCCTCGTTTATCAAAACATACAGGAGCTACTGTTCTAGTATGTATGGGTAAAAAAAGGAATGGTGAACGGGTTGGGTTTGCTCTTGAAGTTCTAAAAGGAGCTGGCGTTGTGGAGAGTGCTTATATACAACCTGAAGGTATAGCTTCACACCATGTTAAAGCTGCACATATAGCAAAGATGAATGGCAAAACCCTTATTGCCACACTACAGGAAATGGCTTTAAAGCATAGATTAAGCCACGTTAGATAGCCAAAATATAAAAATACAATATCAACCAACCCACCCTTAGCGGTGGGTTTTCTTTTGCCTTCAGAACACGAAGTTCAAATAATTGAATATTTTTTACATTATTTATTGAACATATTATTGACATTTTAGTTCAATTAATTGAACATACATCACATAGCAAACAAAAAGCCCCAGCGTAGCGGTAACTACCTGGAGCATGACCCACAACAACCTGTGAGTGAAATTATTATGAATGACAACCCTATCCAAAGCAACCTGCCGGAGTTCGGTCAGTCACGCATGACTTCTGAACGTTTGTTGCAACACCCTGCTCCAAAACCAAAGCAATCCATAGTGAAAGAAGTCGCTTCGAATGTGGCTGCTTGGATGGTTCTTTTTTCAATCTTTATGGGCCTTGCCTTAATGGCTGGGTATGCAGCAGATAAGGAATCTGCATACCAGGCAGAAGCTATCGCCAAAGCAGTAGGAGAAGCGAAATGAAATTTGCAGAACACATCGACAGCTTCCAGCAGGAAGATCCAAATTTTCTAACCTACTACTGTGAACGCTACCGTGTAGGTACAGATTGCCCAGTGACTTATGTCCTTAAGCGCAAAAGCAGTGTGAATGCCCATAAATCGGGAAACATCGCAGGTTTTGAAGTTCATAAACAGGCGATTGACGGCAGCATGACGCTAATCGAACTAGCTGATCAGAAAGAATGGCTGATCAAGGCATTAAACCAAGCCCGCCAACCAATTGTAAATGCACAGTCACGCAAAAAACGTGAGATACGCAGCCAGGCACATAAAGCACGTGTGAACTCAGGTTTTTATAGCTCGGATGAATACCGTGACTGGTCACGTCGTTCACGCGCTCATTAATTTTTGATTTTTTGAGGGAAAAATCATGACAAACGTATTTTTTAAACCGGCTCAACGTAAAAACGCAAAGTTACGCTTAGCTGTCTCTGGTCCTACTGGTGCGGGTAAAACCTATGGCGCTTTAATGCTGGCCAAAGGTATTGGCGGTCGTATTGCGGTTGCAGACACGGAAAACAGTAGTGCTGAACTGTATGAAGATATTGTTGCATTTGAACATGCAAATTTACAGCCGCCTTATACACCTGAAAAATTCATTGATGCAATCAAGGCAGCTGAGGCAGCAGGCTTTGACACTTTAATTCTGGATAGCATTACCCATGAGTGGTCGGGTGTCGGTGGCTGTCTAGAAATCGTAGATAAATTGGGTAGCACAACGTTCCGTGGTAACACCTGGGGAGCATGGAGTGAAGTAACACCGCGTCATCGTAAATTTATTGATGCGATGTTGCAGTCCAGCATCAATATCATTGTGACCTTACGCTCAAAAATGGAAACCGTGCAAACCAACAATGGCGGAAAAAAGAAAGTTGAAAAAGTGGGCATGAAGGCCGAGCAGCGTGAAGGTATTGAATACGAGTTCACCACAGTTCTAGATCTTACTCATGAAAACTTAGCCATTGCCACTAAAGACCGTACACGTTTATTCATTGAACCAAGACCGCTGACTGAAGCCGATGGTATAGCACTTAAGCGGTGGCTGAATTCTGGTTCTGCTGATGCATGTATCGACGGTAATCAGTTTTTAGAACTTCAATATCTCATGCAACAGGCAGGTATTGATATTGAGAAGTACTGCGCAAAACGTGGATTGAACAGTCTGCATGACGTTCAGCAACAAAAATTTGAAGAAACCTGTGAAGGTATCCGGGGAATTATTGCCCAGAAGTCTAGTCAAGCCGCTGCACAACAGCAAAGCACCCAGAACACGCAAAAAGACGATTTGAAAACTCGTTTCAACCAGGCTCTTAAAACCATACCTCAGGTTGAAGATATGAGTGTTTTAAGTAGCGCTCTGGAGATCTTCCGAAATTCTGAGTTTTATCCAACGATCCTGAAAACGTGTCAAGCACGTGCGGATCAGCTGGGTTACGAATTCACAGGCCGAGAATAAACAATGCAAGACGTACAAATTGAACAAAAGGATCTGACCTACCTGAACCATTTACCAGATCCCACCAAGCCGGTGGGGTCGATTGACCTGACCATGAGAAAGGCATTCTTTGCATTCTTACTCAATGATCAGTACCGCATTTTAAGCGTCTGTAAAAAGAAAAATATGGTGACTCTGGCACACCCTACCCGTGGCCAAGTCACGATCACTTCTTCAGAGCACCTCAATGCGGAAGGCAAAAAGCGTTACCAGGTATTTTTTAAAGTTTATTTCAAACAAGGCTCGGCCTTTATCAAAAAATTGAATTCACAGATTCGCGTCATTCAAACGTCTTAAGGGGAAATACAGCATGGTTGAGAAAAAATTATTAACGATCAGCAAGGAAGAACTTGAGCACATCGTTGAAATCAGTAAAGGGGATGCATTCCGCGCTGCAGTTGAACAACTGGAAGTGCATTTGCTGCAAATAGCAATTGTTAAGTGCCGGGGAAATCAAACGCTTACAGCAGAGACTCTAGGTTTGAACCGGGGAACACTGCGTAAAAAATTAAAACATCACGGCATGATGCACTAATTTTACTATTCGGGACTTTGCTCATGACAAATATTAAAGATCTTAACAGCTTAAAAATGGATAAAAACCTTGGCAAAGTGCTCGACACACTGACCAATGATCCGTTTGGTTTATCTGCTGCACAAATTGCGAATAATTCAAAAATGTCGCTGAAAACGGTCAAGAACTGCCTTGCTGTGTTAGTGCAAGACGAAAAAATTCACCTGGATGAGTTAGGTGTCTATCACACCACCCAGACAACCGATCAAGTACATGCTGAGCCAGTAGTTCAAAAAGAAACTCAATTGGTAGTAAATCCAAAGACAGGTAAGGTCAGAGAAGTAGCTAAAAACCCGGTTAAAAGTGATCTCCCTACTCCTCCAGCACCTCAGGTCGTTGGTGTAGAAGGCTTTGATGCCAAAATCACACCGACCAATTTGCTTAACATTATTCCAGGGACACCTTTCAAGATAGAACAACCTCTACCTGAAACTCCTCAAGATGAAAGCAAACCTATTCGTGCACGAATTATTGAGTGTATTAAATCAGAAAGTCACGGTGCCAAGCCTGCAACAGTCGCTATTGCCTTAGGTCTTACTGCCCGTCAGGTGCGTAATTCTTGTTATTCACTTGAAAACCTTGGTTGCTTACGCTCAGAGAATTCAGGTGATGAACGTACATTTTTCTATGTAAAAGATATCCCTCGTGTACGTGCTGAACCTCGTATGAGTAAAGTCTCTACGCTTAAAAAGGGAAAAGATGCCAAGTCTCCATTCGACAACTGGATCGAGCATCGTGTGGTTGAAACAAAAACCGTAAAGCTTACAGAAAGCCAGCTGGAAGAAGTACTGAAGCATGTATTCAAAATGGACAATGTCACCTTTCTGACTCCACTACCAGATCCATATGTGGTGGAACTCAAAATGGAGGTGATTCGTTGAAGCACGGGACAATCTCTGCATATACAAACCATGCGTGTCGCTGCGATGAATGTCGTGCAGCGAACACCAACTGGAAAAAGTTGTATGTATGTGGACTGGTAGAAAAAAGACAACGTAAACACGGCACGATGAGCATGTATAACACTGGCTGTCGTTGCCCTCAATGTATATCAGCATGTCGTGCTTATGCCCGTGCTCGGTATCAAAAATTAAAACAGGTGGCGTGATGGATATTCAAACTAAAGAGGCTTTAATTGCCGAAATTGAAAGATTCAAAACTGAAAGCTTGAAAACTCATATCGTTAAAGTATGGGCTGAGTCTTACACCAATACAGATGCATTTGATTACGTCATTTTGGAAAAGGAAAATAACAAAATTTGGTGGATGAAAGCACAAGCGTATCAGTTATGGAAAATGTGGAAAGCGGCCCAAGTAGTACCGGAAGTAGTCACTATTGGCGATGAGTTGCAATCATGGGTCGCTGTAAATTCATTCTCTGCTGATGATGGTGAAGGTGTCTTGCCTGTTGTTGATGCAAACGCTCTTGCTGAAAAAATTGAAGAATTAACAGGAGCTAACCAATGAGCAATAAACCTATGCTGATGATCAACCACATCGAACCCGTTGGCTTGATTGCTGAAAGCGGATCAGAGTTAGCAAAAGCGTTTAGCAATACTTATTTCAACCAAGCAGCAAATGAAATTGCCGATCAAAGTGAAATTGAAGCATTGCACTTTATGGGAAGCGTAGCTGGTCATGCCTTATGTCAGATGTTTAGCCAGAATATAAATATCAAAGAGCTTGATTCTGTTTTGGCTCAGATTCGTAGTTATGTAATTCAAGGGCAAGGAAGCTGATATGACTGAAGTCAAGAGAAAACAATGTGTAAATACTGGCAACTGGATTGAAATGTGTGAATTTCTTAGTGAAGTCACTCGCAATCAATATGGTGATATTCAGGGTCAGGTCATGAGTATGCGGGAAGTTAATTCATCTCGACTTGAAATAGTGGCGGGTCGATTCAAAAAGAATCGTGTTGCTTTAAATTACTGCCCTTTTTGCGGTGTGGACATCATTACTCAGTACAAGGAATTAAATAATGACTGAAGTTCAAAAATCTATGCACTGGCTACTTAATGCGAATACAGGTATGTCGAGTAAGTGTCTGATGGCAACTTTGCTGAATGGCGGACCAGTAGCTGGTAAAACATGGGAAACCCATTTTTACCCACGTGATCCGGCTGATTTTGAGCGCTGCGTAGGATTACTTAATGCAGTACCGGAGTTTCGTGAACGTCTTGGCCAGATGAAAGCAGTCTCTAAGCATTGGGCTGTTCTGGTTGATCACTGGGATGAAATTGAGACTCTGTTAAATGAAGAAGTTAAACAGCGTTTTGCCCCTAAAACTTACGATCTGATGAAGTCGTTATTTAAAAGTATTGAGGCTCAAAATGCCTGAAATGAATACGGTCACGATGGCGAATTTCGTCATCGGTGAACTACACAAAGAACTGCCTTTCGATTTGGTTTTAGAGCAAAAGCAGTTCTCTGAGTTCGTACGGATTATTGATACATCTTCTTGTAACATTGGATTTGCTGTTAAAAATGTGGGTGATCTGGTCCATGTGGGCATGACTAAAGATAATGTGGACGTGATTGATCATGTGCTTTCAAGATACATAGCACAACATGATCAATTTGGAATGGTAAAGAATTTAGAGGTATCCTAAATGGGAGCAGCAGTGATGAATAGAAGTGATCAAATCGATACATCAATGATGTTGATCTTGCGCTATAAAAAACCCGTTGTGGCGTTAAAAGATATTATCGAAGACTATATGCCTCACTTGGACATGGGAGCAGCAAAACAGCGAGCTGCTAAATGTAAGTTGCCATTTCCAGCATTTAAAGTAGATGGTAATAAGTCTGAATACTTTGTAAACTTAACTGATATCGCAGTTTGGTTAGATTCCCTTCAAAGGGAGTCACAGAGAAGCTGGAGCGAGGTGAATTAACTTCACCTCTATTTTTTTACTCCATTTTTACGCCTTACGCCAAATTATTTTTATTAAACCATTGTTTTATATTAATTATAAATAATAATCTGACCCACCTGCCATGGGAGCGACAATCAAATTGTTTGACAGTTGATATGGACCAATATACATATAAATTCATCACTTTTTTGATGGGCATAGTATACTGCATCTGCCTTATTCGCTCATCTTTTCAATTAATTTACGACACCATGAATAAAACTTTCGCTTCTTGTTTTTCTTTTAAGTCATTGTCTGTACTTGCACTTTCTCTGGGTCTTGCCGGTTGTGGCAATGGTTCATGGTGGTCAAAAGATGATGAACCGACACTTGAAGTTGAACATATTCGCAAAGCTATTCCAAACCGTGTCAACCAACGTGAGTCCTGGGCACAAGATATTTACGACATTACCGAACAGCTTGGCATTCCTCAAACCAAGGAAAATGTTTGTACGATTGTGGCAGTGGTTGATCAGGAATCCAACTTTGTTGCAGATCCTACTGTTCCGGGTTTGGGTGAAAAGGCGGTTAAGGAAGTTCAAGGCCGTCTGGATGAAAAATTCAAAGATAAGCTTGGTCAAGCAATTGGTGGCACAGTTGCAGGATATTTCCAGGAAGTTCTCAAGAACCATCCGAGTCCTGAAGACAACTACCTGAGCCAGATGCGCCGGGTCAAAACGGAACGTGAACTCGACGAATTATATCGTGAAATATTCGATTATATGGCGAAGCACTATCATGTTAGCGCCCTGACTGGTGCTGCCAAACTGGTCGGCCAGAATATTGGCGAGAAAATGAATCCAATTACCACCTTGGGTTCAATGCAGGTACATATCAGCTATGCGAAAGAACATAAACGCCAAGGCGGAAATATCGCGGAGTTACGTACCGATCTCTATAGTCAATATGGCGGTCTGTATTATGGGATTCATCGCCTGATGATGTATCCGGCAGATTATGACAAGCCGATTTACCGTTTTGCGGACTATAATTCCGGTATGTATTCCAGTCGAAATGCTGCTTTCCAGAGCATGTTGAATGATTTAACTGAGGCCGAACTCGATCTGGATGGCGATTTATTACTCTACACCAAAGATGGCGCGATCCGTTCGCAGAAGAGTCAATCTGAGCGTGAGTTAATCAGTGTTTTTGCCAAAAATAATTTTATTATTACTGAACGTCAAATCCGAGCTGATTTAAAGAAAGAAAAAGACAAATACTTTGAAGATACGATGACTTATCGTGGTGTCAGCAAGCTCTATCAGGAAAAAACGGGTAAAGATCCTATCTATGCCATTATGCCTGAAGTGGTCATTTCCGGACCAAAATTAAGTCGTGATTATAATACTAACTGGTTTGCTACCCGCGTCGATGGTCGATATCAAACATGCATGCGCAAAATCAAAAATCTAAAACTCTAGCCTTATTTGATTTTGATGGAACCCTGTATCTACATGATAGCTTTACCGGGTTCATTTTCCATGCCTTAAGAAAACGGCATATTGTGAAACGCGGCATGCAAATTTTGCCATGGATACAGGCCTATTATTTAAATTTCTATCCGGCACACCGCATGCGACCCAAATTGTATGCCAGCATGTTTAAAAACAGTGATGCAGAGGAAATTCTGCAATTAGCTCAGGATTATGCACAACAACTAATATTCAAGTTGAATCCGAAATTATTAGAACAACTTAAACAGCATCAACAATTAGGACATGAAGTCGTGCTGGTATCAGCCTCATTGTATTTGTATCTTAAACCGGTGTGCAGTTATTTAAATATCGATTTAATCTGTAGCGAAGTTGAAATCAAAGCTGGGAAATTGACAGGGTTTTATCAAACTCCTGACTGTAGTAACACACAAAAGAAAATTAGAATTCTAGAAAAATATAATCTGGATAATTATGCTGAAATTTATGCTTATGGGAATAGCAAGGAAGATATAGAAATGCTCAGTCTGGCGCAGCAAAGCTATTTTGAGGGTCAAGATCAACAGCTTCCAAAAATTAATATTTCAGCTCATTCGATGCCATATTAGTCCTTTCCATTCTATCGGGTTAACCTACTAAACACCTTTAGACAACGCTATAAATGGCAGATTAACTTTTTTACTTTATGCCTTGAAATCATCTTAAATAGCTTCGTAATCAGGATTTTTACTTCCTGAAGTATTCGCCTCCTAGCTAAAAAAACCACTTCATTTGAAGTGGTTTTTTTAGCTTTAAGAAAAATTATTTCTTAAACGGAAATGCATATTTCAC